TGCTGGAAGTACAGATGTTCATATAGTCAATGTAGATAATGTCAGGCTTGAAGTTCTTTTTAAGCTTCAGTTCGTTCAGTAGGTGACGGAAGTGCCCGGCGCCAGCAGATGCCGTTGGGTATTCTTTCACCACAAGTTTGCCCTTAGACTTAGACTTGACCCGAGTCATCTTTGAGTCATATCGAGCCTTGTCAATCGTGGCAAGTTCAGAGATTGGAATGTCGAGCAGGTTAGCATCAATTCGTTCTGCTACCCGTTCTTCTGCTAGTTCCAATGTGATATAGAGAACATTCCTGTGGTCCATGAGGTTTGCAGCCGCACAGTGACACATGAAAAGACTCTTGCCAGCCCCGGTGCCCGCCAAGCAGACACTGAGTGTTTTACTAGGCAGCCCACCGCCGGTGATTTTATTAAAGTACTCTAGGTCGAAGGGGATTTTACTCACAACTCGATTGTAAAACTCAAATCGAGCATTACTGTCCTCAATAAAATCGTGCCCGATATGGGCATCAAAGTTAACTCCAAGGGCATCGGATAGTATCTTTGGAATGCCGCCCTTAGAGATACTGCTATCTTTATCGTCTAGGATTTTGATAGCATCCATAATACCATTATAGATGGCCTTGTCCTGACAGAACTTCTCTGTAGTAGTCAGAACCCATTCGATATCGGCGGGAAGATCATCTCCTCTGGCAGACATTTCATTGATTAGAGCTACACCGGAAGTATATTCTTCGGCATGAAGCCCAGAAAGAGCCCCGATATCAACTAGCAAAGCATCCTTGGTAGGGACTTTGTTGTACTTGTTGGTGTAGTCAGAGATTAGTTCTAGTACAATTTTATCCACACGATTATGGAAGTATTCCGGCTTGACGTATGGTAATACGCGTCTAGTATATTCCTCATTCGCAAGCAGGTTCTTTAGAATAAGATGCTCTACTTGCATTAGTCCTCCGTAATGTTACTGTATACTTCATCAACCGTGTCTTCGCTCTTCATAATAGCACCGTGTGATACTTGGTACTTTTTCTCGATGTACTCGCCAAACACAGGGCAACTTAGCACTGGGTTCCAGAACTCTGCCTTATAGGTATCTTTTTCACGATAGCTCTTATCCGCAACTTCACCTGTGGCCATATCAACTCGCTGGTACCAACCGTTCTTTGGCTTGATCACGTGCCCGGATTCCTGAGCCATTTCAAGCAGCCCACCCCACCGAGAGATACCACCTTCAAAGGTGACTTCGACTGGAATCTTAGACTTTTCTTTCACGTACCGAGACTTCTCGACATTGATGATAAAGTTGTAGCCCATGAGTTCCTTGCCATCTTTTTCCTGTTGGCGGCCGATGATGAACACAGTATCGCTGGAGTACATGACACCGGTACCACCACTGACCACTGGCTTGGAGAACATCTCTTGAGTCATATACACGTGGTTCACCACCAGCATAGGAATATCTTTAATGTTCAGGTGTGGGGTGATCATACGGAACAGAGACTTGAGTTGCTTTGCCCTGGTCATATCAGCGGCAGAGTTCTGCTTGATTGCATCATCTACTTCCTTCTTTGAGGCCAGGTTGCCCACCGAGTCAATTAGAAAGATGACACGCTCACCTCGAGTAATAACATCGAGCTGAGTCATCACATCAAACTTGAGCTGTTCGATGTCGGTGAGCGGAGTATGCAGCACTCGAGAAGCGTCAATGTCAAACGCCTCGAAGTATGACTTTGGAGTACCAAACTCCGAGTCATAGAACATTAGCACGGCATCTGGATACTTGTCCATGTAGGCTTTAGCCATCAGTAGCCCAAAGCCGGTCTTGAAGTGTCGAGACGGACCAGCCAGAGTAGTAAGACCTGGGGTCAGGCCACCAGTTAGTGAGCCAGATAGTGCCACGTTAATCGCAGGCACTGGTGTTTGGACCATATCTTTTTTGTTGAAAAACTTTGAGTCAACAAGGATATCTGTTTCCTTGATAGTTGAGTTCTTGCGCAGCTTATTTAGTAGATCGGACATTTGTCCTCCTGTGTTCGGCGATTATTGATAGTACTATAAGAGGACAATTATGTCAATCATTAAGATGATCTTAGTGCATTTAGTTTGGCTACAAATTCCTCGAGCTTTGCTTTACGATTAGGCCAGTGGATATACTCCTTGGTCTCTGAATCTTTAATCAGATTATTCAGGAGAGGCATAATGAGTTTATACATGGTCTCGACCTTGCTATTTTCTTGCTCTACCGCTGGCGCTAAGATATCAGCCTCACCTACCGCGGTAAAGCCGAAGTCAAAGTTATCCATATCGATTGAAGGTTTCATTTATAGTCCTTTAAAGAAAGTGTATTAAATACATCAGATCAAGAAGATGCTAGCAATTTCTGCCATTTGCTCTAGGATATCAGGAGGTGTATCTCGACTTCCTATACCTGCATAGAATTTTCCTGTAGTCATGCTGGTTTTCCAGTGCGCTCATATATGGGCAATAGACCCAGGGATTATATTATTCCACGACATATGTATTATTTTGTTCAAGGCGACGAATTGCTTCTCGAAGAACAAGCGCCTTTACGTAATCGCCTTCGTATTCTGCTTGTGTTGCATGTGGAATGAGATAATCCGCAAAAAACTTGTCAAGAGACATTTGCTCCAGACCAGCACCAACCTTCGCCGAACGAACAGGAGTTTCAAAGCCCAAGTGTGGGTCCTGCCCATTATCTGGCGTATACTCGGCATTCTCTACTAGAACTAGTAGGCTTCCTGCATATATGTCGGAGGTGCTATACGAAGCACCGTCCGCGATAGCAGCTAGAGCTTTCTTTACGTCTTCGATAGTTTGATCAAGCATTGATTACTCCATAAGCCTGGATTGCCACATTGATTTGTTGTTTTGCTTCATAGCTGACGCCATTGAAAACCACAGCTGAAGGAGTTACTGGTTTCAGCGTAAATGGTGTCAGGTCGCCTGCCTTTGCTCGTTCTGCTGCAGCTTCCCATTGTCGGGCTTCGTCTGCATACACTCGACCCCAGTAAGTGGTAGACCCATGCACGGCCTCCGACTTTCCGCAGGCTCGAGCTTTAGCAATCCGCTGAGCTACGATCTTTTCTGATAGTTGTTTCTGTAGAATGTCTCGGTTCATGCTTATATCCATTTCACTTCCTATTATCATAGTAACAGGACTAGGTATTATGTCAACCCCCCTACGAAAAAAAGTCCTCCAGGGTAGAAACTTTAGTCGAACTCCATCCGATCACCTTCAGGATACCTTGAAGCGGGTCAAGGAACGTCTTTGTAAACATTAGGTCCCGGTCGATATACTTATCCAGCCCTAGTTCGGTGGGTAGCCGCTGCGGAAAGGATATCACCGGCGCCCGCAGTGGGTTTGGCTCTACCAGATACACGAACTTAATCTTTTCACCTGAGGTGATATCCTGTAGCTTGGATGATAGCCCTAGCTTTTTGATGGTGGCATTGTAGAGAAGCGAGCCCTTCACGTGGATTGGAGTGCCCTTCTTGTAGATGGTTTTTGCATCCTGCCACTTGCCCATTTCATGCATGCCACGCGGGAATGAGATTTCCTCCGGAGTCAGAGCCATAAACTTGCTTCTGAAGTCCTCAATGAACACCTGCAGTGCGGCTTCGTCACCACGCATAGTAATCTTCATGGCTTCCTTAATAGCATCACGGCAAGCCATCGGAGTCGAGGTTCTGATGGCTTCGATGCCCGTCATCTTTAGTTTCGGCGTGTCGTAGATAACACCTTCCTCGTTATAGACATTAAGGATGTAGCGCTTGGCGGCCGTCCAGATAGCAAGGTCAGCCACGCACTCTCGTTTCATCTTCATCTTTTGTTCGCGGCTGTTTGTATAATCCGCAAGCAACTGGTACGATTCGTCGATGTAGGGCTCTAGTTTGTCGGTGATAAACCGATCAAGCATTTTTGCAATCTTGGGAGAGTCGGTTTCACCAGGGAAGTACTTTTCAACCAGCGTATCTAGTTTTATGTAGCAACTGTCTGTGTCCATGGCAACCACGTAGTCAATGCCTTGGGTCTTGAGCAACTTGTTGAGGTATTCGTTGAGCTTGATTTCGATCCATCGGATTGATAGTTGCCCAGAGGATGTAATGGCTTCAGCAAACTCTAGCTGGAACCAACGGAAGTGCTGATTTGCCAGAGCGCCATATGCGGAGTTCAGGGCAATCTTTTTGTACATTTGAAGATTGTGGTATCGGGCAATATCCTTTACCAGTTGAGTCCCGCCCTGCCCAGGCTTCAGGTCGTTGAGTTCCTTCTTGGCCTCAAGCATCTTTTGTTTGTAGACCACGCGGTCGTCATACATTTTCTGCATGAGTTTGGGCAAGAAGCCCTGCTTTGCCCGATAGAACACATTCATGTTTGCGGCAACGGTAAGGTCGTTGTCAACCAGAGTCTTGTGATGTTCAGTCAGTCCCCCAGCCAGGATATCGTCAACTGTCATCGTGACGCCAAGAGTGCCTCTGTGCATCTCAGGCGAGATATTATACTGCATGATCAGGTGAGGATAAAGGCTGTTTAGGTCGAGCGACACCACCCACTTGTGCATACCCACCATCGGTTCCTTGACGTACCCGCCCATAAAGTCGTCTGGGTTTCCATTGTTTTGGTTCTGTGGGATGACAATGTTCTGATCAAGTAGATGGTTGTGGATAATAACATCCCAGGGCCGCACCGTAGCAAACGTGTCGTTGTAGTTGACCTTGGCATCGTAGGCAAACGTCATCACTAGTTCAATGAGTTTAAGCTTATCATCCAACCGATCGACAAGCTCTACGTCTCGGATGTTATACTCCATGTACTTCTGGAAGTTGTTATGGTATAGTCCATTCAGCCCGTCAAACTCGGAGTAGTCAAGCTTTCGTTCACCAAGCTCGTAGTTGGCAATGAAGTCCAGAGTATAGGACTCGTGTTTGACATAAACAAACTTCTTGTATAGTTGAAGGTAGTCAAGAACTGAAATGCCAGCCAAGTCATACGACTGCTGGGTCCTATTCATTACAGTAACAAGGTGCTCGGTCACTCGATACCAAGGCGACATTCGTTTGATAGCTTCCTCGCCTAGGACGACACCGATACGGTTGACCAGATATGGAATGTCAAAGTACTCCACGTTCCATCCGGTCACGATATCAGGTGAGTAGGTTGGGCCCTGCCACAAACCAAGGAAGGACTGTAGTAGATGTTCCTCGTTCGTACACTTGTAGTACGTGATACTCTTATCGGGCGGAGTATAGTCACGACAACCAAGTGCTACTTTGACACCATCTCTGGAGAGAGTGATGGCGGTAACTTCGTTCTGTGCTTTTTCTACATCTGGATATCCATCCGAGATATCCACCTCAATGTCAATACCCACCACGGCTACCTGCGCTGGGTCGTATTTGATTTCACCCGGGTAGTAGTCGTTGATGAAGGGATACTGGAAGTTGGTCATGCCATAGATAGGCATTCCATTAACGTCCTTGTACGTCTTTACAAAGTCCTTTGCCGATCCAATGCTATCAAAGTCGACCCGCCCAACCGGGGTGCCGCCAATGGTTTTATAATCGGACTCACCATTCTTTGCAGGCACAAACAGATACGGCTTATATGGAATCTTGGTGAAGATTCGATTGCCGTCCTCATAGCCTCTGAGAAGGATATTATCGCCTTGGAGCGACACGTTGGTGAAAAACTTAGTCATGCGCTATCCTTGTGTGAGATTATATATAGTACTACAACCACCATTTACTGTCAACCCAAAGGATTACAAATGAGTCTCATTGCACTACAAAAGAAACTAGGCCTTACTGCTGATGGCACATTTGGCCCCAAAACCCTTAGAGCCGCCGCGGCGCATTTCAAACTATCCAATGTTCGTGCGGCACATTTCTTTGGGCAGGTAGCGCATGAGACCGGAGAGTTCCGAGTGTTCACCGAAAACCTAAACTACTCCGCCGAAGGTCTGCTAAAAACATTTGGTAAGTATTTCAATGCTACGACCGCTAAAGCATATGCTAGAAAGCCAGAGATGATTGCCAATAGAGTTTATGGCGGCCGTATGGGAAATGGACCTGAGGCGTCTGGTGACGGCTGGAAGTTTAGAGGCCGGGGTGCTATTCAACTCACCGGGCAGGATAACTACGAACTCTTTAGCAAAGCGCTGAACAAGCCAGAGATTCTTTCCAATCCAGATGTAGTAGCTACTGACTACTCGTTTGAATCCGCCCTGCATTACTTTAATACAAGAGCTGGACTCTGGGATGCCTGTGATGCAGGTGTAACCGACAGTGCTATTCTTGCTGTTACCAAGAAGGTAAACGGCGGCACTAACGGACTTGATCACCGCGAAAAGCTAACCAGACAGTACTTTGGCTGGCTTGCTGCCGCTTAGTCGTCCTTAAGCGCCGCTGAGGCAAACAGCCTCTGCATATCCAGACAATACGAAGTCCAAGTGTCGCGGTTTTGTTCTCGTGTCTCTGCGACGATGTCATCTACAGCGCAAGCCGTGACACCGATGCCAGACATGATATCGGCCATAAGTCGAGTTTGCAGCTTCGCAAAGCCGTCAAGTAGTTCATTCTGATCTAGCATATTGTTCCTCATTGTTTAGGCCCTCAATTCGTTCAGCCAGTCGTTTATATAGTCCTACTTCTTGCCCATAAGCTGCAATTTCCCATGGGGCATCATAGTAGGGATGTTCTTTGCCTTTCGGCGCCCAGACTTTGCCCATCCACTTAGTGGAGTAGCTTTGCCCGCCACGATAGACGGTTGACTTATTGCCACCCACGTCGGTCAACTCATTCTTTGCAAACTGCTTTAGATGGACCATTTCGTGAGCCAGAGTCTTGAGCATACAGTCGTCACCCTTCTTTTTACGAAGATGGATGGTAAACTCTCTGGGATTCCGCTTTGCATCTTCGTTGACACAAAGCCCCATAAACTTGCCAGTGGAACTGATTTCAATATCCACTACAACCTTTCGGTTGGTAGCAGGATGAAGAAGGAGGTCGGCATAAAATGCAGCCGCCGCGTTCACAGCAAGTCGTTCTTTCGCGTTTCCGCCAGTCACATTGATTATCATAGTATGATACTATCAGGACCCTAATTAAAGTCAAACGATTTTTTCGATGTTCCCGTTTTCATCTACTTTCAGGAACCCATGTTTTTTGAATAGCTCCACCGTAAAGATGGACCCAGACTTAACACCATATTTCTCTCCGATGATAAAACCTATCAGCAGGTTAAGTAAACAAGAGAGAACGATGGCGGCTCCAAGTAACAGTTCACTCATTATACAGCCTTTCTATGTGATGGCCATCCAGGGCCCGACGATAATAATTGCGGCGGTCATACGTTATTCTCTACCGCCGAAATGGCTGCAGTAACTCTATCCTCAAGTTCAATGCACGAAGTCATCCAAGTCCTGAAGCCGTCAGGGTCAACATCCTTAACCTCAGCGTTCATGAATGCTTGGTACTCAGCCAACAGAAACAGTAGTTCCTGATAGGTGAGCGCTTTACTTGTGGTGGTCATATTTCTTCCTTTTCAATCCCTATTATCATACTAACAGGACTCTAATTAAAGTCAAACAAAAAATGGCGCGGCTACCAGGATTCGAACCTGGAATAAGAGCTTAGAAGGCTCCTGTGATATCCTTTTCACCATAGCTGCATTTAACTTTATTTATGAAAAACATAAACTTAGTCTGTTGCTCTATCCAGCTGAGCTAAGGAGACGGATTAGTCTGGGAACACGTAGTACTTGACATTGGACATAGAGCAATGCCGTGCCATACATTCGTATACAGCCATGACTAGAGTTTCATCGGTCTCGTCTAGCACTTCGCTAGTGAGTTCGTACATGAGCGCCCGATTGAGCTGATCCACCCGCATGTTGATATGCTGTGGTAGTTCAGTGAGCCCGAGCTCTTTCATCGTAGCTTCGTGCTTAGAAAATTGCTTGGTGTTTAGGTTAATCATTTTGAACTATTCGCCTTGAGTTTGTGTTAAAGTGCTTCAGCCACGATGCCATGCATGCGTTTATAGTCCTTGCGCTTTGCCGATCTCGTATCTTTCTCTTTCCAAGTTTTATAACGATGACATGACGCACAAAGAGTCTGAAGATTCTCATCATTGTTATTTTTTTTGTTACCGTCCCGATGATCTACATCGAGCTGGGCGCCTTGGGCCTCATCTAAGATGGTTGTGGTGCAAACGAACCCAAGTCTGCCGTCAATATTCTCACAATATGTTTTTCGGTGCTTACGGTAGGGACTCCGACTATTTACCAACTCTGTTATAGAATTAAATCCGCGCTTTATTGCAAGATCATACTGGATGTGCTGCCAACATTTCTTTCTGAGATATGCAGTACCATCTTTTCTGCACCCGGTCGCAGTTGTCACGCGGTCGGTGCATCCTTCTACTTTGCAAAATGGGCGTTCGTGTATTGGGGGAATAACCCTATTTTTGGCCAACCGGCCTTTTCCGCAAGACCAACATTGCTTGGCATAGTATTTACCATTTTTCTGCGCGGCATTGTTACAACCTTCTTCAGAGCATCGCGGGCGTTCATCCATCGGGACAAAATTAGACTTATTAATCTTAGTCACGTATGTATATCCATTTCACTTCCTATTATCATAGTAACAGGAACTTAATTAAAGTCAAACGGTTTTAATCCAATCTGGGATATCTCGTTTTTTCCAGGCATGCATACGGGCTTTGTCGCCTCGGTAGTAGTTCCGATAGTTGATAACGGGGTTATCCGACGTCTTGTAGCAGTCTGGCATACAAGAAGGCATTTTAGTCCAGTCATACTCTTTTAACTTAAATGGCGGGGACTGAAGCTCATACCCTAGCTTAGTCATAGTCAGATGCTTTTTGCCATAGCGGTATGTGTACTCATCACCAAGGGCAAACAAATGCTCAACCAGCCAGTTGTAGTTTGAGATTGATTGTCGAGCCCATACGGCACTTGGGTGATTAATATGAGTAGCGCTATACAGAATATCGTCTCGGTCGTCTGGTAGTTTCCATACTTTCTTCTTACGCCCAGACGATGCATCAACCGACATAACGCCGTCAATGACCCTGTGCGCGGTCGATAGTAACTGCGCAGTTTCTAGAACCATTTTCACAACGTGTTTATCAACGAGACTTTGAGCTGCTATAACTGGATTTTCATGTACATAAAAGATATTCAAAATATTAAGCCTTAGATTTTAGTTACAGTAAGAACCGCACTTGGAACCGCAGGTCTCGGATAAGGTGAAGACTGTGATGCCGATGTAATTTGCCGCAGCAGTCCCACCCATGTTTGCGGTAAACATTTTATGTGTTATATTTGTCATGTCGTACTCCTAAAAGTTTTTTCAACTCTTTCGGCGGGATGGAAACTGATTAAATTGCCGGCCGTATTTCGAGAAGTTCAGGATCATCTTCGTGTTCCAGACTTGCTCTTCACCGTCGTTTGTGGTGACAGTTAGCACCGCATTGGTCCAAATATTGCCAAGCATCTTAGCATCAATAACTGGTTTGCCAATCTTCGTGATCATCTTTGCCATGAACTCACGATAGCTTGCTTCGGCACCATCAACACTATTTTTAACATAGCGATCAATTTTCTGCTGATCGGGCGCAAGAATGTCAGGCTCGCCAACCGGGCGGCTGGTAAACTTTGACTTGGTGATGGAATTATACAGTGACCGCATATTCTGCACCCGCTTGTAGTCGGCACCGTATCCACTAGGGTAGGGCGCCGCTTTGTTTAGAATCCAGTCATGTTTACTAAGGTAATCGAGTTTATTCTCGATAAACTCTTCGGCACGCTGTTTAGCCATAGCTTTATACTCACCGAGGTGGCTTTCCAGCACCTTGATAAGCGAAGATGAGTCATTGAATTTTGCGCCCATTTCTTTAGCAGCCGCCTGTTTAGCTTGAGCTCGTTTAGCAGTGATCTTAACCACCTTGCCTTTGAGCATTTTAAGGTCTTCGGCAACAGGTTTCCAGTTAGCAAGAATGTCCTTTCCAGCCTTAATGACCGGAGCCATATTTTGCTTCTTCATCTTCTCGACCTTGAGCAGAATCTTTTCAAACTTGCCTAGGCCCTGGAATGAGTCATGTGGCCATGCATAATAAAGATCTGAAATATCAGCGTCACGATTCTGTGCGCCGCCACCAGCATGCATGACTTTAAGGATCAAGTCACGGCCGATCTCGGCTTCTTTGCCAAAGACACGACGAGCTTGAGAGCTGAGGTCCTGATAGACAGGATTTACAATCTCACCAGCCTTTTTATGAACGGCGATTGCAGCGACAATTTCTCGAAGAGTCGTCATTCGAACGTAAGATTCTGCCACGAATTGATTAAAAGTTTTCACTCTGCTATTTCCTGTGTGCTAAGCATGATCGCGTATTTATATGAAAATTTGGTAGGCGCGGCAGGTCTCGAACCTGCAACCAGACCGTTATGAGCGGTCGGCTCTAACCATTGAGCTACGCGCCTAAAATCATACAGCAAGAGCCATTGCGCCTCTGCCGCCGCGACGATCAACCGAAAAATCGATCATACGGAGGTTCGCCAATGTGTCTTTGATGTAAAAATCACCGTCCTTTGAGTGTTTTACGAGAACGGTTCCTGCCTTTGGGTAGAGATTGCAGACGGTGCCGCAGCGCAGGCCTTTCTCTGAGACCCACGAGACATGATCACCAATTTCGGGTAGCATTTTGATTCCCTTTCACTTCCTATTATCATAGTAACAGGACTCTAATTAATGTCAAACGGGTTTACGACAATAGAGCTCTAACAATGACGGGCACAGCAACGAATAGAACGGTGGCAGCAATGACGCAACCAAGAACTACCCGAACGGAAATAGGAGTCTTTTCCGCTTCAGGGATAATGCACCAAGACCGTTCTCGGGCATAGCGGTCTCCGGTGGCCTTAGCGGCTTCAAGACGGTGGTCTATAAAATCGTGACGATCAATCATAATGTATTCCCTTTCACTTCCTATTATCATAGTAACAGGACTCTAATTAAAGTCAACCGCTATTTTGCGCCACCCATTTTAGAGCCTCGAGTTTGTCCTGGTATTCAGCAATCTTTTCAAGTTCTTCCATTGCTGCGGCACGCCGAATTTGCCCATCAATCTCGGTCTGAAGCTCTGGGCCTGGGTCGGCCCAGTTCGCGGGCTTCATAACTTTGCCGGCTTTTGGGTGCCCTTCAGGATAGTATACCACTTTGTAGACACCATCGATTAGATGTAACTTTTTCATATTGGCTGTATGGACAATATCCCACAGCGGGCCTGGGTCTAGTCCAAGCTCTACAAGGATTCCGATATTAAAATAAAGCCCGTCAATAGCCGCATCAGCTTGTTCTACAAGAGTAGTGGCATCACGTAGTTCTTGAGCTTCCTCCTCACACCAACTAGCACGCTGCGCTGCGCGTTCTCTAGTTAGCATGGTAGGGGTGAGTGGAGCTGGATGATTGAATGCTAGATGAAAGCCGATAACGTCATTTGTAGCGTATTTAAGTGTGTTCATAGTCATATTATACTTTCGTTGCTTTTACAGTTGTAATCGGAACACCAAAGTCGCCATCGGGATGAATGGTAATATCATTGAATGTATACGGAGCTTCTAGTAGCATGAGATAGGCAAGTTCTGCGGCCAGGCGGCGAATCTCAAGGTCTGCATGACTATCACCACGAAGTTCTAGAACATGTCTTAGAGCTCGCATGTTTCCAGTCCATACAAGCTTTGTCTCACATGAGTTTGGAAGAACGGACCTAGCCGCTTCGTTTGCACGCTTCTTGATTACCGTCTTTTCCTTGATATCATCAACCTCATTGAGCGCGGCAACATAGTCCGCCTGCTCGAGCTTATAGTCCTCAAGTGCTCTGGCGCATGAGGCTTCAAACCGTTTGATTCTTGGGTGGTCTTTATTGAAAGAACACTGCCACAGAAGCAGAGGCGGCACCACGAACTTGATGTCCTTGGCGTCAACGTAGCGCTGTGACTCTTGACTTACAGCAAAGCCAGCTCGGTGTCGGATAAGTTCGTGCGTCAGAGCTCTCGACACACCAGAAATAGCAAAGGTAAAGTTAACGTGTTCTAGCACCGACCCATGCCGCATCTCGATCACGTTGGCTAGATACTCGTCAGACGGGCGGCCCTTAGAGAAGCTGTTGTAACAGAATCGCCCAGCAAACTCAGAGATGAGTTCTGGTGCTGGATAGCTTTCTGACTCCATAATGTTACCAAATGGTGTCGTTTCGTCCAAGTCACCATAGCCATTCTGAATGGCCCAGGACTCAAGTCCCTCAAAATCAAACTGGGATTTACCCACTACTGTGACGGTAGGTTCAAAGATTAGCATCGTATACCTTTTGTTGAAAGTTGTCGGCTGTGATTAGCCATGTGTTAGCTGCGTCCATCCAGTCAAGTACTTCATTAGGCACTTCGCTGCCGTTCCGTCGTAGGTTCAGGATTTCGCAATATTTATTCTCAACCACCACCGGGCCATCTTTTGCCATAGTGGGGAGGTCAAAATGCTTTACTTCGGTCATGTCCATATTCTCCACAAGATCATTATATAATATAGTACATCTCTGATATAAAGTCAACCACTAGTTTAGCACATCCGCTGAAAGACCACAGCAAGTTGTTACATCTCTCAGTGCTTCCTTTTCTCTCTCATAATAATAAAGTTGTGAAGTCGCCCCCTACCGCTCCTCACCAATCATGGATATGATTTTAACCCACACATCAAATACCGGCAGGTAGTAAATGTGTAACCAGCTACTCGAGGTTAGCTTTTGTCCTCGTCTAGCATTTTCTTAATGGAGCCATATTTGAGACCGTAGGCGTATTCCACCTCCTCATACCCGTAGAAGTCCACGTCAAGTGCGGCATCGGCCTCAATAAGGGTATCAATTGCCTTCTGAAGACCGCACCGCATGGTACCGCGCACAATGTTTACGGCGGTGACAAATTGCTCCATGGCCAGAGCTTGTTCTTGGGCTTCGCGCTCCATGTTGCGCTCCAGAGCGCCCTCGAGGTAATCCCATTCCTCATTGAATGCCTCTCGCGAAGCAAAAACAACGTTCCGCGGCCGTGAGCCGTACACGTCCTTATACAGGTCCGAGTAAATGGCGGCGCGGTCATCGGTGATTTGAGCGAGGGTAAGCATTTCGGTATTCCTTTTCACTTCCTATTATCATAATAACAGGACCAAGATTAAAGTCAAACGAATTATCCAGAAATAATGCGCCTACCGATATTATATTTTGCCACAAGCTCCCAGTCACCCTTTTCCTTGTGCGGGAGAATCTTGATTAGGTTCAGAGGCAACCTTGGTTCTTTGATCTTATCAATGCCCACAACTTTGATAAGGCCCCAGTCGGCGAGCAATGAGATGATGGTGTTCCGGCGCCCTATGTCGTCGCTTGTCATGTTGCTAGGCTTGCCATCTAGAGCAAATAGCTCCTTGAAGTGAACAATGTAATAAAGGCCCTGCTTGTGCAGGATATGGCATGACTGATAGATAGTCTTTGTTTTTGAAGAAGCCACACCGATCCTAGTAAGAGTTTCTCTTACCTTAAGAAAGTCGTCTTGTTCACCAAGTCGGATTTCCACTAGCCTGTCAACAATGTTCATTTTACGCCACCCTTATTGTTCTTTTTCTTAATAGCTTCGATCTGGTCGAGCGTAAGAATAGAAAGAGCGGTGAGTCCTTTGCGGCGATCACAACCATAATATTCACATATAAGAGCTAGATCAGCAGATTTATTCTTCTGACCCCACTTCTCATTACGCTTCCTGGGTCTTATGCTATTTATAAGATAGTCATACGCCATCCTATTGTCTAGGTGGTGGTGCATATTGACAAAGTTGGATTGCATGACTGTATCAGGGTAGTACGATAGACCTCGGTTGATTACCCAGGCGGGATATTGCTTTTCTGCAATATCATCCACCATCAGGTCTTTCTTGTTGCCGTTAATGCTAGCCAGCCAGGGCCATGGCTCGGTGGTCACTTGAACTCACATTCGACCATAAGTTCAACCAGCGCCGCAGCAAGGTTGATCTCATGATCTGCAACGAAAGCCGCTTGGTATTGGTACTTTGCCAGAACCATCACCATCGCTGGAATCGAGCCAAGTTCTACGTATTGAGAGCAGTTATCATATAGCGCTCTAAACAGAGTAGCGGTATCTGTGTCGGCATTGGCTACAAGCCACCGACGAGCATCACCGAACTGTTTGTTCTTTAGGAACCCGGTGAGTTCCTTGAATGCCCGAGGATCAAGTGAAGTGAGAATACCACTGTCAATCTTACCAGAGGCACTGTAGCGTTGAAGCTCATTTAGTACTCGGCGCCAGTCGGGTAGGTGCATCTTAATCAGAGCAGCAACCGCGGCTGGGTCAGCCTCAACATTTTCAGTCTTGAGGATTTGCATAGCACGTTTGTGGAACTGACCTGCAAGAGAAGGTAGGTCCTCCTTCTTGATCTTGAAGTCGATGACCGTGCACCGAGAGTGTAGTGGCTCAATGATCCTGTGCTTGTAGTTACAGGTCATAATGAAACCACAGTTCTTTGAGTATTCTTCAATGAAGTTACGCAGAGCCGGTTGCACTTTGTCAGCAGATAGATAGTCCGCCTCGTCAAGAATAACATACTTGCGGCCGCCGAGCATAGAGACCGACGATGCAAACTGTTGAATGTCATGCCGAAGGACGTCAATACCTGCATTGAGCGAACCATTGATTACGATGTAATCGCACCCAAGTTGCTCTAGCATGGCTTTGGCTACAGTGGTTTTGCCTACCCCTGCTGTTCCAGAGAGAATGAGGTTAGGGATGTTGCCCTGGTCCACAAACTTCTGGAACATTTTCTTATACTCAGGGGATAGGATTGTGTCTTCAATTGTCTTGGGCCGATAGAGTTCGGTCCAAAGGAAGTCATCTTTTATCATAATGTAAAGGTCCTATTGTTTAGCCGAAGGTGCTGTTGGATTCCACTGCAATCCAGTACTCTGCCTGAGCACCGGTGAACTTGGAAAGGCCCTTTGAAGTGACTTCAACTTCATAATTGCCAGGCAGGATTCGGATGTTCTCTGCAAGGATGAGCATTCGGAAGGTATCAGTTGTCTTGCCAACGGCAGTGCTGTAGCTATCGCCGCCCTTTTTACTATCGACACAGCCGATGGTGATGGTTTCACCGTCGCCAGTAATTGAGATTTCAGGCAGGCTTAGAACAGACTGCGCCTTCATTAGGTCGGCAAAGTCAGTTTCATTAAGCGTGAACTTAATCTCTGGGGCTGGCAGCTTTAGGTCTTTTTCGGGTGGCGCAATGATAAGCGACGGGTCGGCAAAGACGTAGTTAATCTTACGAGTACCTTGCTTGATAGTCATATTTGTATCATTGATCTCGATTACTGGATCGCTGAATAGTGCCAGAGTCGATAGGAACCGAGATAGATCGTAAATGGCAAATTGCTTTACGATGGTAGTATCTAGCTTAGCCTTTGCCAAAACAGACTTTGACTGAGATAGAGTACTTAGGGTATCACCTTCTTTGAAGATAATTGAAGGATTGATTGCCGCAAAGTTCTTAAGTAGTTGGATAGTAGATGGTGTAAATTTCATTATTAAACTCCTAGTTTCACGATTATTGATAGTACTATGGGAAGACAATAAAGTCAACCAATTTGTTTTAGAGATTATCTTGGCGAGCCACTAGCTTATTATTATGTATTAGTTAGAGACCCGGAAAGTGTAAATGTAGATAGTATGGTGTTGGCATTCGAATCATTAGACACTGTCCATAAGGTAGGCACTTGAGTTCCTCCTCCGCCCGGACTTTCACCTGTGACAGATATCAAATAGTTGACTGTAACCACATCATTATTTGATACCGTTCTTTTTAGATGCTATGACGAGACATCAAATGTATCCAACGAGGTGTTAGAACTAGAGTCGTTTGTTATGTTGAACGTTGCACCTCCGCTCCCACCTCCGGAAACACCCAGCCCAACTTTAAGTGTGTCATTATTAGAAACGGTAACTTTCGCATTAAGAGTAATGTTACCTGAGTTGCCGACGCCTGGCGAGGCCCATGACACCGTATTCGCTAACGATCCGTTTACATAGATGTAGAGCTGAAGACTGATAGATTCTTCGCCGGGTTCCTCGAGATAGAGTGGATCTGGGTCGATGCCGTTGGCATATGCGTTACTTGTTCCGAAGTTCAGAGTAATCGGAGTATTGATGCCTGTGATGGTTATCTGATTACTATTTGCATTACCTGCAGGTCCGGTGATATCAAACGCCGCAGGAACAGGGTCCGCATTGGTAGCATTATAGAAGTTGGACAGGCTGATCTGCCCGCTCGTCGGCACTGAACTATTTGCTGCAATATCGGGGACAAGCCCACCCCCCCGATAATACTCAGTTATGGCAATAGGATTGGACCCACCAAACTCAGTTTGTAGGTCATTTAACGAGATTGCGCCTGAAGCGGGTAATGGCATGGAGGTGGTCCTTTAAGAAAGTGTTCCTATGTATTTATAAGAATATTCTATTTCTTTTTCACACTACTGTCGGCGGTAGCATTTGCGCCAATCTTAGCCAGGTCACTTAGTGAACCGCCAAAGATCATCATACCGACATGGCTGAGTTGCATCCATGGGCAGAGCCAAACCTTCATGCCGGCTTTGCGGGTCCATTGACAGAACATATAGTCCTCTGATAGATACCGGTTGCTATCCTTACAGATGGGAGTATCAAAGAAAGCCATAATCTGCCTGGTGCCATCAAAGTGCTCAGTGCGAACGTGGTCGGGTGTGTACATCTGCTCAGGATATGCTTCCTGGAACTTTTCAAAGGTCTTACGACGGATCATCATGAAGCCAGTGCCAGCTTCCAGAACTTCGGCTGGTTCGCCTAGAAGGATAGAGGTAGTCCCGTTGGCTGGGTTGAACACGTAGTCACCAACGAACTTACTTAGTTCTTCTGGATTCTCGTCTGCAAAGCCCTTGTCTACTGCCAGTTTAATTTTCTCCCATGAGATACACTTCTTGGGATAAGGACCGGCGATGATATCGTATTCGTTGGTTTCATCTTCATGATCCTGTAGAGCCATAAGCGCTAGAACATCATGAGGATTAAAGCCGATATCAGAATCAATAAACATCATATGAGTGTCGCCCGACCGCATGAACTCATCGGCACAGTAGTTTCGAGCTCTTGTGATTAGTGATTCATTGAATAGGAAGTAGAATCGGACCTGGATTCCGTTTGCTGTGCATAGAGCCGAAAGGTCAGCAATTGACTTAGTAAACATTCCGGCGCATTGCCCACCATACATCGGTGTTGCTACGAAGAGTTTACGGCGGCGCATAGTTTCGATGGGTACTTTAATTTCGATGGACAAATTTGTCTCCTATTATGTAATGTCGGGGATTTTGGGTGAGTGTAAACTCTAACGCCTATCTTATTTATGCGATTTGCTACTTACATATGGAACTGAAAGCTTAGTTTCTACTGCGGTCTTTAGATCGATCGGTTTTCCGCGGGCGTATCCAGCAGTGCTAGGGTAAGGGATACCATTCAAGTCAAAATCAGGAGTAACAGGAGTAATGGCATCCGTGAATTCAATGAGTTCATCTTGCTCATTATCGTGAACATGAAGCTGCATGATGGCATAATGGATGACTTTCATCATATCCTTGCGCCATTCTTCCTTGGTTCCTTTACGCCCATATCGCTGAGCATACTTCAGGATGTTGCCAATGTTAAAGCCGGTGCCATGACCAGCATCAAAGATAAACTCTGTAGCTTGGAACTTACTGTAACTGTAATGCCCACCATACGTGCCATTGACATAGTCAGTGACTTCCTTTAGGATTTTATCTTCACTATATTTGTAGTCGATCATCACTTTCCTTTATATGTTACAGATTGCGCGATTTCGCGTGGGTCAAGAGGATATTGTAGTCGAATTTCGTTGTTCCTAGCAATGACTTCATCTAGGACAGTGAAGTACTCATTAGAGTAGTGTGAGAATGCAGCCGTGTCTTTTGCAAAGCAAGCACCGCCAAAGCCTTTTTTACCATCAGGACCAGGGACCATCATGTGTGAAGTGCCGATTCTATCATCTGCTTGCATGGCGGTAGAAACAGCATCGTAACTACATCCTGAGGCTTCGACAATGTCACTGAACTGATTAAACCAAAGAACTTTACTGGCAAGGTAACAGTTGATGCCATACTTGATAAAGCTAGCTTCCTCGTGTGTGACAAAATATGTACGACATGGAGCACAAATACTGTATGCATCATATGCTGCCGCCACCTGTTCACAGCTTACGATGTTTCCACCAAAGACCTGCAGGTCTGGATTTGCAAAGTCACTGTTGGCGTTGTTCTCAGTCAAGAACTCAGGGTTATAAACCACCCGGTCCATAGTACCAGGATGATTCAAACTCATCTTGATTAGTTTAAGTACTGTAGGGGTGATAGTCGACTTAATCACCACAAGCGCCGGAGTGTTTTCAATTAGGTACTTGACTGTATTCACCACTAGAGCGGGCTCAATCTCTCCCGTCTCAGACATTGGGGTAGGGACACAGACAAATGCAATGTCTGGGTGCACGTTATCTAGTGAACTGATATCTTTACCCAGTAGAGGGTCTACCAGGTACTGTCGTACTTTTTTATGAGTAAACCCCCATGACACGGCTTTGCCAACAAAACCAAAACCAACAATTGCAATTTTCAAGTTAGACTCCATAGTAAGAACGATACCATTTGATAAATTCAGCCACACCTTGCTCGATAGGAGTATTGGCTGTGTAGCCTAGCGCTTGAATTTTGGTGGTATCTGACCAAGTTTCAATTGTATCCGCTGGGTGTTTTGGTAGATAGTTCTTAATAGCTTTGATGCCGAGGTTTTTCTCAATCTCTGCAATAAAGTCCATCAGGTTTACCTGTCTACCATTACCTATATTATATACTTCTCGAGCATTGTCAACCGAATTAATGTGGTTGATCATAATATTTAGCCCGTTTACAATATCATCCACGTAGGTAAAGTCACGGATCATATTGCCATTGTTAAACACGTCGATCGGTTCACCAGCTAGGATTTTCTTGGTGAAGGTAAACAGCGCCATGTCAGGGCGCCCCCATGGACCATAAACAGTAAAAAATCTAAGTCCGATGGTGTTCTTAATCTTTGACATGTTGAACTGGCACTCATTGGTTCGCTTTGTGTAACCATATGGATTCAGCTGCATATTCAGCGGCTGGTCTTCTTTCCATGGAAGCGGGCAACCAGCCATAGTGCATGAAGTCGAAGCATAGATTACATTCTCGACACCATACCGTTCGCACACCTCAATAAGGTTCTGAGTGCCAGTAATGTTGTTATCAATGTAAAGTTGCTGGTTGTCAAATGAGTGACGGACACCTGCATATGCCGCTAGGTGAATTACCACCTCGGGTCTCACCAAGTCAAACAGTCGGTCTAGTCTGCGAATCTCAAGAAGATTGCAATTGTGAACTGGAACTCTAGGTGCAGAAGCCGTAGCTAGCAAGTTGGCTCTATCATACTTAAGTTTGATATCATAATAGTCGTTGAAGCTATCAAAGCCACAAACATCATGCCCTTCGGCTTTAAGTTTGTGTGCAAGCGTCGAGCCGATAAAGCCTGCAATGCCGGTGATTAGAATTTTGCTCATTAAAATCTTTCTCTCGGTTTTTCCATGATACACTGCTCTGGGGTACCAAAATTATCTGCCAGGACCAGCCCATAGTTATTGACTTGGTTCTTGATATTTAGCCCTTCCTTCTTGATGAGTTTATTTCCTCGGAATGGCTTCATGTCTACGACATGGTGCCAGCGCCCATACCGTCGGGCAAGTTTCACACAGTCGGGATGCATTTCAACTAGCATCTTTGACTTTTCAAATGTGCCAATGCCATACAGTTCATCAGTGTTGCCGCCTTTCACGGTACCAGTTCTCATCTTACCCTGCAAGAAAGCATAGAACAAGATAGTGCATAGTCCAGACTTTAGCACTCTGAGTGATAGGTCCACGTCCTCATTATACTTGCCTCTCCAGCGATGTTCCATCTTGTTATCGATGAGAATGCACGACATGAGGCGAGTGTTCTGAGTGATAGGCGGGTGCGGATAGTTGTCCATGCAGAAGAACTTATACTGCAAGCCAGCAAGCCCGATGTTCTCATACCGATCACAGAAGTCCTCACAGGCTCTAAAGAATGAACCGGACTGAACACGAATACGTTGATTGTGATGGAAGCGCCAAAATTCCTTGATGTTGTCATCAAGAACCCAGTGACGATCAAAGCCATTAGCAATAGAGTGTTCCCACACCCAGTTTCGAGCCACACCAGAGCCCTTGCCGTGGTTGCTAAATGGTAGCTTCAGTACCTTGGCAGGATCAATCACCGCACAGTAGGCATCATATTCGTGTTCTTCAACGGCGATGTAATATGGTACTTTGAGTAGTTCTAGCGCCTTACTTGTAAACCTTGTATCTGCACGCCCTTTGGAAATAATATAGATCGGATATTTTGGTTGGTGTTCTGGCTTATTGCTCACTCACTACTCCTGCATCATCTTCGTCAATCTTTTCAAGTATTAGTTCACCGTGGAAAAATATTACGGTATCTTCTTGAGTCCAGCCAAGGTTTTCTACCCCTTCGGTCCAATCTTCTTCCCAGGCAGCAATAACTTCTTGCAGTTCGTCTGATGCATCTCCGGAGATAACAGCCCATTCGGAGTTGTCACCGTCCCACAAATGAGCCACTTCTACATCTAGTATGGTTTCACCATCACCAAGAAGATCATAAACTGATAGTCCATCATCACTGATATTATCCAAATCGATAACGGGTGCTTCATCGGTGGCAGTGGTAATAATAACGGTGCCGCCTCTCCACCAAGTACTATACCAAATCATCTTATCTTCTTTTGCCCAGAAGTTAATGTCTTCAATATTCTTCTCGTATTTGGGGCTCAGATTCCATTTAGCCATTTCTATACCCCCGCATCATCTTCGTCAATCCAGCGCTTTAGGATATTACTGTCACGTTCCTGTGGAGGCCACCAGACGCTACGAGTTTTAGGTGTCAGGCTCTGCCCAAGGACCGCCGCAAACGCAAGGAACTCTTCTTGTGTCTTAAAGTTCACAAGGAGTTGCTTCACTGCTTCCATATTACGGACCTTGAAGTCTGGCATATCCTGCCAGTGTTCACGCCAGTTCATATAGTTGTGTTCTGCCCAAGCATCTGCCTCAGTCTCTGGGATTTCGTCAATTCCAAGAAAACCAGCTAGAGAACCTGGGCGGTCCTTTTGTTCTTTAAAGCCGATGCAGTCGTCAAATTCTTCTGGTTTGTTCATCATGTTCTCCTTTATTATATCCACTTTACATTGGGCTGATATTAATGTCAACCGGCTATTTAGCTTTCTTTGCTGCGTGTTTTGCCCGTTCGGCTCTTTCCAGATGGATTCTAGCGGCTCTTTGTTTATAGGTCACACCATCTAGATGGTCAAGTTCGTGCTGAAAGATTCTAGCTGACATCCCACTGAACTTTCTGGTCACGGTGTTGCCATTTGGTTCTGTATAGCGAACCTTGATATTTGCCGGGCGCTTTACTTTAATGAAGAGCCCTGGAAATGATAGACAGCCTTCATCCAAATAGACAGTCTGCTCACCAAAGTCCACAATCTTAGGATTGAAGCACCCAATCACTTCCTCAGCTCGCATCACAAAAAATCGATATGGTAGCCCGACCTGATTAGCGGATAAACCTAGTCCAGATTTCTCTAGCATAAACTTTGCCATATCATTATATAGCTCGATTGGATTCACTGGCATTTGGTCACCAAACTCAAATGGCAATGCGGCAGTCTTTAGGATGGGGTCGGTTGATGCTACTAGATTCATTGTTCTATCCTGCTAAAGTTCTTGTGTTTTGTGAACTCAATAATACTATGGAACTTGTCTCTGCCTGTAGATTTGTGACTGATTACAAATACGTTACCATCCGTGTGCAGGTCTAGAATATCAGTTAGATAGTCATTACCTGCGGTATCAAGTGATGAGTCAAAAACTTCATCCAAGATGAGCAAGTTAGTAGAAGCAGAGTTTCTTAGTTTTGCCAGGGCGCGCCAAGTGAACATGAGTGCTAGGTCTAGTCTAGCCTTTTCACCTTCACTAAATGAGGAATAGGTAAAGTCATCCCTTCCTCTTGATTTGATAGTTTCGTTGAACGAATCGTCGAGTTCAAAGTTGACAAAGAAGTTCATTGAAGCTAGATACTTATTGATGATCTTGTTCATGATGGGAATATACTGACGGATGATTTTGGACTTGATACCACCATCCTTAAGTAGATACCCAGACACCTCGTAGAGTTCTCGGCTGTTAACTAGTTGTTCCTTTTGCTTCTTAAAGTCTGACAATTCGGCATTGATAGTATATAGTTCTGTCACATTATTAGAGCGAGTTTCAGCTGGTTTATTTAGAAGTGCCAGTTCCTTAGCAAGTTCTGCAATGTGCCCAGTCGCAAACCACCTGTCTTTATTTAGATCGGCAATAGTGGCATTCAGTTCATTGATTTGCCTTTGTACTTCGGAGATTTGGTCAAGTCTATCTAGTACTTTTCTCCAACTAATGTCAAGCTTCTCTAGCCCGGCATTCACTTCATCAATCTTTGTTTCCTTAGTTGAGACAACAGTACTCTTAAAGTTATGCTCAATGCCTTGGTGACAAGTCGGGCAGTTGTCGTTTTCCTGATAGAATGCAATTTCCTTAGTGAGTTTCTTAATTCTGTCTTCTAGTGCTTTCTTGGTATCAACTAGTTTCTTGTTCCGTTCAAATGTTCCGGCAAAGCCCGTAATGGTGGATGAAAGATCGGAGATTTCCACATACCTTGCTGATAGTTCTAGGTCAATCTGTGCAATTCGTTCCTGGTGCTCCTTGATCTTTCCTTCTTTGTGCTTGATGATGGCATCATTGTTCTGCTTTAGCCCATCAAGATGCTTACGGTGCATATCCAACTTCTGCTCGCATAGAGCAATACGATAGTCCGTATCACTTATGGAGGTCTTGTTGTCTGCAATTTTGGTCTTAAGTAGGCTATTCATCACCGAGAAGATTTGAATGTCTAGAAGGTCCTCGATTACCTCTCGCCTATGCTGTGCAGGTAGTTGCATGAAAGGCATATAGTTGGCGGAACCTAGGACTACAATCTGACTGAACGACTTGGTATTCATCTGGAGAATGTTCTTCTCTAGAAGGTCCTGGTATTCTTTAACACTTGCAGATTGGTTGAGCAGTTTACCGTCGATTATGATTTCAAAGATGTTAGGCTTCATACCACGACGGACTAGGTATTCTTTGCCACCGGTAGAGAATTCAATCTCGACCAATAGGTCCTTCTTTGTTATGCTGTTGACAAGCTGAGGCTTATTGATATTGCGGAATGGTTTACCATATAGAACATAAAGTAGCGCATCGAGCAGAGTAGATTTACCCGCACCGTTCTCACCGACGATCATGGTAGACTTGGAACGGTTCAGTTGAATTTCAGTAAAAACATTACCAGTAGATAGAAAATTCTGCCACCTGATTTTCTTAAAGTCTAATTTCATAGTTACTCCAGGTTAAGCGCTTCGTGATGCAGGTCCGAGATGAACTTGTTAATGAGTCCTCGGTCTACATTTGTCTCGAGTTGGTCCACATATTTCTTTAGGATGACCAGGGTATCATCTGCTTCATCCACGGTGTCACTGTCGTCATCTAGAGCAAGTCCGATATTATCTTCAATGATCTGTAGATCAAGAACATCAGCTGCCTCTAGTTTCTCCACCACCATATCCAGCCAGTAGGGATTGCTCTTAGCCCTAACGACTAATTTTACAAACGTGTTGGTATAGACAGAAGGATCAAAGTTTAGTACTTCGTCAAGTGTCTTATCCAAGTCGTTATAATACACCTTATGGAAGATACTATATGGATTCTTAATATATGTCAACTCTAAAGTTTCAGTATCAAACACATGGAAGCCCCGAGCATCATCATAGTCCGACCAAGTCATCTCATATGGTGCGCCAAGGTAGTGGATATTCTTTTTGGTAGATTTGGTGTGAAAGTGCCCTGACATGACAATCTGAAACTTGGAAAAGACCGATGGGTCCATGCCGTGCTCATTCATAGCGCCACGATACATTTCAAACCCAGTGAGTTCCAGGTGCCCATACAGAACTGTCGCCGTGGTGTTCTCGATGAACTTCATGCTTTCCACATAGTTTCCAGAGCATACCCAGGGCAGCAGAGCAATCTTAAGTCCATCAATCTCTAGTTCTACTGGTTCAGAATAGACGAACACATTATTATATTGGTTTAGTAAAATATTAGGTGAGTTAACCTCATTGGTGTTTTTGAAGTATGTGCAGTGGTTACCAACTATCACATCTAGCCGAAGACCTTTTTCTTCAATCGGGTCAAACCAAAATTTCTTAGCTCTTTCTAAAGTATAAAAATTTACATACTTTCTACGGTCAAACGTATCCCCGCCATCAATGATGCGCGTGATGTTATGCTCTTCCAGATAAGGAAAGAATACTTTACTATAGAATTTTTCCATATAGTCTAGAAATTTTATGCTATCATTTCTTGCGCCAAAATGCTGATCATTTATCAGGGCAATCTTCATTCATATATCTCCAAGTTCCGTTGTAACAAAGAAGGCACCTTCTTCTAATGTTTACTTCTTTTTCTCCGGCGAACCAATTAGTGATTTCTCATAGCTAGCAATAGCGCGTTCACAATACTTAATCACGGCGCGCATGGACACAACATAGTTATAACGGATGTGCTTTGGTGTGGTCTGATCCATTGCATTGCTAAACATCTGCTGAATAGCCACAGGCACGTTATCATGATCCATAATCTTCCTCCTCTTCCTCGACCGGAATAAACTTGTCAAGTCCTTTTGCTGGTTTAAGTTTCATTTTCTTTTTGGCGTTCATAGTATCTTCATAGTCCTTGATCTTATCACCAGGAATGGTCTTGGCAATGGAATCAGGTAGTGTAAAGTGATCATCACTAAATGGCTGGTCCACTAGCATATTCATGATGCTGTAGGTTTCCATTGCCTTTGATTTCACATAAGCTTGCTTCTTCTCTTTAGCAATCCGCTGTAGGAAAGAGTAGTAGATGATCTGTGTGAAGTAACTAAATGGATTCTGTGATTTTTCTGTAGAGAAGTTATGCAGATACCTACAACAAGTCTCAATGCCGTCCGATATCATATCATCCTTGTAGGAATAGTTGTAGAAGTTCGGGCGGCTAGCTAGTCTAGTGGAGATTTTAACAATACATTCACCAACATACTTTGGAATCTTAGGCTTTTCCTTGCCGGCGCGCTCAGCCTCGTTGACAGCATCAATGTACTCCTTCATCACTTGATAAAGCAGCTTGTTATCGACATAGTGCGCGGGCTTCGGCTTTGCTGTCATTGGTAGTCTCCTGGGTATAATATAGTCATAGTATCACAAACTGTAATAAAGTCAACACAACTTAGTTGATAGTGCCTGTTCCTTCAAACACAGTATCTGCTAGAACTGGAACGGTGGTCATACCTTTCTCAAGATCAAGACACTTTAGATAGAAGTTGATGTATTGGGCGCCCGGAGTAGCGGTAGAGATTATCCCATGCTTAAACAGCACTACATATGGATCATCTTCATCTCTATAGTAGTGATACCTGGAAATACTTCCTTGACTAATTGACATTGGTTTGTGGATGAGCATCTCATTGCTACCCTCAGAGGATACTACTTCGCCGATGAGTTCCTCACCGTTACAAAGCTTAATAAGAAGGTACCGTTCACTCATCTCTCATTCCTACTACATAGATTTTGTAATCAAAGCCTTCACGATCATAGATTTTGATACGTTCGGCAAAGTGCTTTAGTGTATAGTTCTGGCTGGATTTTGTGCCTAGGTCGTCAACGATATCATAAAGGATAGCACCTGTAGCTTCCTTGTCCTCGTGCAGGCGCAGAAGTCGACCGATTGACTGTAGAACTTTGATCTTTGACTTTGACGGAGAGGCGGCAATCATATGCTTAAGTCGATTGATAGAAACCCCGGTTGAGGTTGTTCCCAGGGAAGCTAGAAGTATTGCATCTTCTTCTTGTTCGATTGCGGTACGAATTGCTTCCCGATCAACGGCTTTTACGGCGCCATCAATGTAGAATACATTTTTAGCTTCATCCTTAAGTATATCATATAACACTTTGCCATGTTTGTCAACCAACTTAAAGAAGATAAGTTTGTTTCCTTTAAGGGAAAGCGCCAGATTCTTAATAAAATGGTTCCGCCTATTGTGCCCTACGATAAAGTCAATCTCTTCCGGGTAGGTAGTTCCTTTAGCCTTGAATTCTTTCCTTGACTTTTCTGTGTGCTTTAGTATAATACACTTAATGGTAAGCTTTGAGACGTGCCCATCATTCATTAGTTCTTTTGTGGTAGTAACCGCATACTTTGGACCAAATAGTCCTTCGATGGTGGCAGTGTTTAGGTCCTTATCATCCAGTGTACCCGTAGTGCCAAAGCGATACTTACACTTGGTCATCTTGGAAACAATCTTGATGATCTGTGTAGCCTTGGCAGTATGAGCTTCGTCTACAATAACACACTTAAACTGAGAGTACCATGCAGTCGGAACACTATACTTACCGTTATCAATCGACTGCCAGCAAGCTATAGTGATAGGTTCTTCGATGAGACCTTTGTTAAGCTTGTCGGTAGACTTATGGATCGTGCCCTTATAGCCATATGATTCAAAGTCTGCTGTCATCTGTAGAACAAGACCAGTAGTAGGCACAATGATTAGTTGCTTGGTATTGTACCACATACATAGTATGTAGATGATGAGTGACTTACCAGAGCTGGTAGGAGATAGTAGAGTTCTGCGGCGGGACCTAAGACACTTTACCACCGCATCCACTTGATATTCACGAGGCTCTCTATCTGCAGGTAGGTTCAGAGTCTTGATAAACTTCCGCACCTCGGCTACAGATACATCGTCATATGCTAGCTGATCGTCAAACGTAAATGTATAACCTCTACTGTCACAGAACTTCTTGATCTTATGAGCAAGACCTGCGTAGATTAGCCCAGTCATCATATTGAGAAGTCGTATCTTGCCATCCCAGAAGCCCATCTTGAACTTTGGGTGAAACTTATAGTTCTCTGCAAAGTAGGTAAAGTGATCGTTGAGCTCTGCCATGAGGGCCATATCCGCCACTACTTTTACATAGCTCTCGTTCACATACTGTAGATGAATTCTGTCCATACTCTATCCGCCTACTTGGAATCTCGCCCAGTCGATGGCGTTCTTAATCAAGAAGCCTCTAGTATTTAGCGAGCGGATAATCGAGTCCAGAAGTGCAATCTTTTCCTGCTGAATGCCGATCCGCAGAGTCTGCTTAACCACTTCTTCATCTACGTCGATGTAGTTATTGGCATCGGCTTTAATTATTCTACCAATTGGAGGAAGTTTCCAACCAAGTGCTTCAGTTTCATCCGAAGGTCCCTGAGTAAAAAACTCATACTTGTCTAGCCTTAGTTTCTTGAGCTCTGCCTCATATGCTCTAAGCTTTAGCTTTTCTTCCGTGAAGATACTAAAGTACTTGTGGTGTAGCTTTGGTAGTTTGAGTGCTTCCTCGCCTAGTTCATTTCTATTGATCTCAACATCAACCTTCCAGAGGTCAAAGATATCTTGCAGCTTCATGCTATACTCTTTCTATGTCCAACCAGGCATTAACCCAACCTGATAAACTTTACCGAACCCGCTTCGCGTTGGAAGACAAGCTTCCAAACAAAAATGATTTATGATGTGTTTGATTGTAATGAAACCTATGTTCATTTGTCAGGGTCACTAACCTATTATAATCACGTACTAGTTCAATGTCAACAAAAAAGTGCGCCCATTACAACTTTGTAATGGTATATTTTCTATACTTGAATGTAGCGCTAGATGATACGTAATCAATCCCCTGATCCATAGTATTTAGGTCAAACGAACTAAGAGAGATGGGAAATGCATCCTCAAACTTGAATTCGATGTTAGGTTTCATGGCGCTATTTAGGATCGTCACAGTAATATCAGAAGTGATTAAATCTGTATCACCGTTTTCTTTATTTGCCAGAGCCTTATACTGCTCGAACTTATCTGGGAATCCAAGAGCTTCGAGCCAGTTGTGAATCTCTAGCCAGTTTGAGAGATTTTCGTCGAGCTTAAACGCGATCTGAAGATCCTCGTAGTCGATATGATCCCCAGGGATAGGAATTTTTACAAATGGGGTGGGCTGTGTAGTAGATGGCATGGAAATACCTGGAATGGTAACATTCTGTAGAAAAAACGAAGTAGTTGGCGCTCTTGTAAGCACCATCTTGAAACCTACCGGAGATAGAAAATTGACATTATCGGGTTGTGTATTCAAGCTCATTACAAATCCTTTTCTTCTTCCTACTCTATTTATATGCTAAAAAGGGGGAGCCCGAAAGCTCCCCCGATCTTAGTTGTGGGCGCCGAAACTTATAGTAGGTTCTGAACGATGATCCGGCGGTAATACCGGTTGGTATCTTGAGTGATAGCGCCATTGCCCTCGGTAGTACCTTCGGCAAATGGGTTGGCAACCATGGCATAGCGGGTCTTGAAGCCGATCTTGGGCTGGAATGAACTGGTATCGGTCGCACGAACCATTTGTAGAGGAACGTAGGGGCAATAGAATAGACCAGCATCGAACTTACCAGCACCCTTATAACCGACGGTCATATAGTTAGTGCCAGCATATGGGTCGATGTAGACCTTCATGCGGCCGTTAAGAACACCAGCGAAGGTATTGCCGGTGTCATCAACATTTAGGTTGTTGCTGTTTAGAGCAGGAGCATAGTCAAGGACACCAGCCATTTGTAGGGCTGAAGCAACATCAGATGAACAGATCACGATGTTACCCTTACCGCGACGAGTGTCACGGGCAATCTTGTTAGCTTCACGCTCGATCTGGAACATTAGACCCTTGAACTTCTCAACTGACCAGCGGCCGTTTGAGTCGGTGTCTAGGTCAAAGATACCAGCAGTAGTAGTATCGGATGAAGCACCCTGAACGGCGGAGACGTTAATGGCGCGGACAACTTCACGGTTGATGTCGGCAATTAGTTCGGCTGATAGGATGTTAGCAAGTTCGCTCTCGGCATCTAGACCGTGGATTGACTTGAGGTCCTGCGCAAGTTCCATTGTGTACTCGGCCTTTAGAGCACGGGTAACAGCGGTTGCAGTAACCTTCTCGACTGAGAAGGACATTTCAGGAATTTCAACAGTTGAGTTACCGTATAGTTCACCGACTGAAGTAGCAAGACCGGTAGCATAGTTATAGGTGTTTGAACCGGCGTTGTTAGAAGAAGTAAGGTTGGCACCGATATTACGGCCACCAGCTAGGTTAACAGTAGTGTTACCGGAACCGATGGTTGAGAAGCCGGTGTTGGCTTCATTGTAGAAGGCCTCGGGACCGTTCTGAGCACCATAACGGGCGCGCATGGCGAAGATTAGACCTGAAGGGCCTGTCATGGCCTGAACGCCGCAGATATCATATGCCATTAGGTTAGGCATTGAACGACGGACAAGTGAGATTAGGACTGGGTCGAAATTGTCAATGGATGAACCAGTGACGTTGGCTGGTGACTCGCCAAGTAGAGTGTGACCTTGGAAAGAGCCGCTTTCGCGTAGCGCAATTTCTGTGTTCTCTAGTAGAGTAGCAGTAATGTCGCGGCGCTGGGCGCTAACGATTGGGGCAAGGTCAGCATGCTCTAGAATTGGCTGCCACTTATTGCGTAGGTTTTCTTCTGTGAGATTCATAATTCTTTCCCTCCTATGGGTGATTAGTTTTTTTATTTATAAGAACTTATTTCTTAGTGGTTTTGGCGATGGCTTGGGCATACCGATTCATTGTAGGGTCCGCAATTGTGGTTTCTGCTTCTTCAAAGATTGAAGTTGGGGCAACAAATGATTCGGTGAATAACTCTGAGGTTGCTGGTTTTGCAGTGAAGTAATTTTCACGAACGAGTTCTAGCTTTTCCTTGTACTCTTCAACCGAGTCAAAGCTTAGGTTTTCAGCAATATTGCGTAGCTTTTCTACTTGAGTAATGGCAAGACCTTCAGCAACATCCTCGAATGTAGCTTCTAGTGTGGCTTCATTGACTAGTGAAGTGAGTTCGATGTTTTCATTGATTACTTCATCTAGCTTATCCTCAAGGGCTTCAAGTTGAGCCGATAGTTCACCAACGATATCTAGACGCTCATCGGGAACATCGATGAAGTTCTCGGCGAATAGGTTACGAAGGCCTTCAATAAAGTTCTCTGTGGCTTCAACCCGAAGTGAAGAATCAATGGCAATCTGATTTTCTTCGAGCCATTCTTCTACAATGTGGTCAAGATACTTACCAAGGCGAGTTTCAATCTCTTGCGTTTCTTCTGCAAGCTGTTCTTCAAAAGCTTCCTCGAGACGAGCAACTTCTAGTTCAACTTGGATTGAAACTGCGGCTTCAAACAGAGCAGTGGTCTTGGCCTTGAACTCTTCGGATAGGTCCTGGCCTTCAAAAAGAGCATCAACATCCTCACGAACCACACCAGTAGCACGAATTGAGTTCTTATTCTTGGCAGAGTTATCAACCGCGCCGGGCATCTTGTTCTTGGCAAATTGAGCAAGAACCTCACTGAACTTGTTGAGGTCTTCCTTGCCCATGCCGCCCATAGCAGCAACGACTGAGGCCATGAGTTGAGTGCGACCCTGATCACCACCACCAGACCCCTTGCCTGGAGCAAGTGTATCGGATGCAGCGGATTCGTCAACGGGCTCTAGGTCGTCTTCTTCATCGTCTAGATAATCTTCTAGATCGTCAATGTAGTCATCTTCTGGTAGTTCGGACATATGTAATCTCCTTGATAGATTATCTGGTATTTATAAAAGTGGTGATCTTAGGTTTTAAGACTTGGTTAGACGATTGAGATATGACTTGAAAGCTTTAAGTTTATTGGCTTCTGTGAGCTTACGAGTTCTGGCTAGAGTTTCGATATCCTTACGGGCGCGATCTGCAATTTGTTCTGCGACCAGAGCGCCCTTTGAGTCATACCAATATTCAACTCCCTCCATGATGCCATTAACAAATGCATCGGGGGCAGAAGGATCGGCTACAATATCTGCGGCGGTTGAGATACGGAAGTCTTCTTTAACGTATTTGATACCATTTCTATTTTCTAGTGAACCAAGGCCACGGGAAGAAACTCCAAGCCGAACTCCATCCTCGATAAGTCCACGAGCAATATTTCCCATTGGAGTATTCATGATTTTAGCTTTGCCGTTCCAGTTATTACCTTCACGGACTAGACTTACAATCATATGTGACACCCGGTCAAGATTAATTGCAGGAGTGTCAGGGTGCCCAAGTTCACCAAGGGCGCGCCCACAGCCCACAAGTTCCTTTGTATATCTGTTTACCTCATTTTCCATAATGCTAGCAGGATAGCACCGACCATTACGATTGGTGATCTCTGCTTGCAAGAATGGGCCTTGGATGTATAGCGACTTGGTGCCATCTTCCTTGGCTTCAGTCACATACTTTACATCTTCGTTAATTTCGGTAATAAGCTTCATAGTTTATTCCTGGGTGAAATACGGTGACGGCAATGTGCCTTGCTTAGCCAATTCAAGAATCAAAAATCCGTCAGTGCCACCGATCAAATCTACTACTAAGGTTGCAGTGGAATCTAGAGTAAGTGGATTGCCACAACCAGCAAAATCAAGATATGCAGTAGAGTCAAAGACTGCCACGGTATTGGCGCCACGCTTTACTCTCCAATAGGCACCTGCGCCAGATGAACTTCCGCACCAAGCCTGGGTGATATATGCTCCAGTTAGAACTTCAGAGCCGATAGCGACGTTAGAAACAGAATTATTACCTGCAATAGTGATAGTAGAATTGGCAGTGAAATGCAGTGTTGCTGATAGATTCTTTCTATTTGCTTGAATACTATATGTCATTTAGACCCCCAGTAGTTCTTTGTTTTCAATAGCAAACGAAAGCATGGCATCAAAGCCAGCAGCATTTCGTTCCGCTGTGATGATAAACTCGTTAGCGTTAGCTTCTGAGAGTGAGTTAATAGTTGCACTCATTAGAGCAACTTCCTTAGCGGTCGGCAGCCGTTCCGTGTGATCGGCAAACTCAAGAATAATAGGCACACCATAATCTGTATCAAGAATTGACTCTAACTTGATTACGTCTTTTTTCTTGCGAGTAACAATCTTGCCGTTTGGTTCGCGCACGTTAATCTCACTGTATGAAGCAGACTTAGCATCTTCCTTCATTGTTTTGGCGCCATTAAGCTTTTCTCTGAGTCTAGCTTTTCTACGATCGGCTGAACACATTGTAGCTTCGTTCACTTCGGCATCTCTAGGAGCATCATAACCATGGCGCTCTGGCTTACGCTTAATGTACTTGATGGTTTTGGCTTTGAACAGATCGTCGTCATTGCCATTGGCATCAGGAGTTACCTCTAGCCTATGAGCATCAAGAAACCGCTGCTCGTCTGGTGAACGGACCCGGAGATACCCAGTGGCCTTTGAGGCCTCGCCTTTTTTAGGTTCAAGGAACTGTGAGAATTTTTTCATAGATTAGTCCTCGTCATCCAGGTCTAGGTCGTCTAGGTCTAGATCATCCAAGTCTAGATCATCGTCATCAAAGTCGTCGGCGTCATCATCAAAATCATCTTCATCGTCTAGGTCCAGATCGTCATCCTCAAGTTCATCTTCTTCAGTGAACAGAGTGCGGCTAAAATATTCTTTGTGTTCAAGCACCCGATTGGTGGCTTTACTCTTAAGAAGTTCTGATACTAGCTCTTTCGCGGTAGTTGGTGATTCATTCATTACTGCCTCTACGATGTTTTTGGTCTGACTCATAATTGTCTCCTTCTTACCGCTTATTTATTAGGCATCCTTCAGGATGGTATCTTCACCATCACTGGTAATGCCAGACATTGCTACTAGTGTTTCGTATTGAACCCGCCCTGCACGCCCACCTTTGCCTACGGTACGAAGAACCCAACCTACGTGAGCGGCACCAGAGGCAACACCAGACACAGTAGCGGTAGCAAGAGCTGCCTGCCCGGTTAGGGTGTGAGGTTGAGCACCAGTTCCAACCGAAGCAAGATTGATTGCAGGACCATCGGCATTGGTGGCTAGTTGGATCGCAGTAGAGTTTGCGACGATGACAAAATAGTTGTTGTTGTTGGCAAGACCACCAACGGCTGTATTTGCAGCTGGAACACGATAGTTAACAATATCATTGTTACTTAAGAAAAGAGTATTGGCACCTAGAGTGATAAACCCTTTAACGGTAGAGTTCCCTACTGTAACTGAGGTAGAGTTAGCAGAAAATGTAATGGCGGCAGGCGCGGCTACAGCGACGGTAGGAGCCGTTGTGTATGAGTTGCCAGGAAGAACAATGTTTACAGCAGAGATGCGACCGGTTGAGTTGGCAGTAGCATTGGCGGTAGCAGTACCGCTTACTGTAACCGCGGCATTAGCTGTATAACCAGAGCCGGTGAATGTTACTTCATATGCCACAACCGAGCTGTTTGCAACTCCAATTTCTGTGGTATCAAGACCAAACACTCCGGTTGTCTGCCCGCTAATGAAAGCATCAGGTGTAGTATTGCCGTATAGGTTGGTTTGAGTAGTTGAATTTGCAACTTGCTTTAGCTGTGATACACCCCACAGGACTGAGTTAGCAGTGTTGTCCGTATTGCCCCATTGTGGCATGAGAAGTCCTCCTTGTTGAGTTCTTTATATTTATCATATTGTATTATTCAGGAATAGCAGTAATTCTAATCTTTTCTCAATAGCTTAAAATCGTGAGCATCAAGTTTGCCGTTCTTGTTCTTGTCGAGTTTGTGCTGCTTACCTTTTAGCGCCTTTGCTTTGTCATCACGATACGCTTGAGTGCGCTGTGCAAGGGTTCCGACTCGAGTTTTATCCTCGTAAACAGCCTCGTCAGCACCGGGGTCATATCCCTTGCGCTCTTTTTTACGCTCGATGGTTTTGACAACTTCTTCCCGCTTTTTCATTTCAGCTGAGGTGAGTGTCTTCTCATCCATATATTCTTCTTTAATTTTAGCGTGGTACGTCTTCGTCGGCCCATGATAGAAAGGAACCTTGGGGCGGAGCTTGTTATATCTCCAGCCTTTTTTCCAATCTTCTTTTGAAACCTTGCCGTGCATTTCTTTATGAGCATACCAGCCGTCATCTTCAACTTCTTCGTTGAGTGGTGTGCAACCTTTTACTGAGCTTCCCACTTTTCTAGTTTTTGCTACCGCCTCGGGATATGTCAACCCGTTTCTCATATGGAGGTTAAGTCTGTTTTTAACTGCGTCTGTTTGCTTGTCAAAGTGAGCGTCGTATGCCTTCGCGTTTTCGTCAATAACAGCTTCTTCGTTAGTCGCTTTGACCTTAACACTTACCTGCCCCGAACCAGGGAAGCGTTTCCCGATCTTTTTGGCCGCAATGGTAGCCATTTTTGCTGACTTACGGAACTTTTCGGGAGTAGGGTGTTGTCTGCCGCTTTGGCTCTTGTCTAAGTAATCTGCGAGCTTCTCTTTAGACAGCTCATGAAGGTCAGCTTCTTCGTTAGTTTTCTTCTTTGATTTTGCATACTTCGCGGTAATCGTATTCATTGCATGGCCGATTGCCTCAGCTGGGGTGGGAGCTTTGAGTGCGTAACTATAGAAACCACGTTTGCGGTAATGTGCTTCTTGCGGACTCATTTCTTCGTTAGCGGCCATACCCTTCTTGGCTAGGCGCTTAGCAACATTTCTGATTACGTTACCATACTCATCCTTGTGCACCTTAGTCTTGGAATAAGGCTGATCGAAAGGCGGCTTATCATTTTTTGCACGAAGGAGCTTAAAGTCATGGGCATCAAGTTTGCCGTTTTTATTGGCATCAATCTTGTGCTGATTGCCGGTAAGAGGGCTTTCATTGATATCGTCAAAGCACTCCTTGTCAAACTCATTTTTGTACTGAGAAGCAATTTCAGATGCCTTCTCGTCGAGCATGCGTGAAAGTTCAAAATAGACTGAACTTGCTTTTTCCTTTAGGATATGGTCGATGATGCTCATAGTTGTTCTCCTGTGTACCTTCTATTTATTTAGGCGGCTCGCTAGGCTGAGCTGTTGGTTGCTGATCTGGCTGCGGAGTCTGTTGCTCCATAGGTTCGCCGTATTTCTTTTTATCTTCTTCAATTTCTCTATCAATATCTTGAATATCTTCCTCAGACTGCCTAAGCACATTTTTACGAACCCAAGAAATAGAGTAATATTTGCCTACAGCATCGTCCAGGTCTCTCAGCATTGATATCCTATCACGAAGAATTTCAGTCTCTTTAAGTTCCGCAAAATAGTTGTCCTGCCCATAGTCATATGTAATGGCGGTAGCAAATTCAGGCCATTCTTCAAGTGTCACGGTACCTTTGAGGATAAGTTGAACCTTTAGAGCTTCAGTAAAGATAAAGGAGAACCTAGACCGTAGGCGATCAATGAATTTGGAAAACTTAATTTCGTCACGGCTAATCTCTGCTGAACGCCCAACACTAAACTGTGTCTCTGGAAGAAGCCGTGTGATGGGAACATTCAGTGACTTAAACAAGTTTTGCTGGAAGTAAACTACGTCTTCAATCTGGCCTAGGTTCTGCCCTCCTGCTAGTGTAGAGATTTCTGTGCCGCGGCTGCCTTCACGCCTAGGTAGCCAGAAGTCCTCTAGCATAGTCATATGTTTTCTATCGTCTCTGATTTGACCAGTCTTGGAGTCATAGACAACTTTATTCTTGAACCGAGTCATAATATCGCGTAGATATTGTTCAGCTTTAATCTTTGGTAGATTGCCTACGTCAATATAAAAGATACGACGTTCTGGCGCTCTGGAAATACGATAGATAACAAGTGAATCTTCGAGTGACTTAAGTTGATTGAGTGGCTTAATAGCCTTATGGAGATATGAGTATGTTTGGTCACCATCTGGATTTGTTAGGCCACTTGTGCAGTAGATAATAGAATCCTTAGCAATCTTAATGCCCGAGGCGGTACCTGATCGCCCAATACCCGGAATTGTTTTAATGAAGCCGGCTTCATTATAGATATAGTACTCGGACTTTATCTCCTGCACGATTACATTGTTTTCAGTTTTATTCTTTTTGATCTCTCGTACTTTACGGATTTTTCTGCTGTCAATGTACCTAAGTTCTTTGATCCCAGCTTTGGTATCTTTTGGATCGACAGTAATATGGTATGGAAGCCGCCCGTCCACATACCAACGTCTAAAGATATCGTAACCATTATGCTTGAAGTCATATAGTTCTAGAATAGTTTGAAACTCATCTCGGATAATATTTTTTACTCTATCGGGCTGTTTTAGATTTTCAAGGTTAATTTCTACTACCTTGACTCCGGCTTCGCCTACAATAGCCTCGTTTACAATGTCATCTAGCGCCTGGTCAATTTCCTGCGCCAGAGTCATTTCTCTGTATTGGTTTACTAGCTCAGTTTCGTTGCGAACTACTCCATCAAGGTCCAAATAGGACCCTTGGATGCCGCCTTCGACCACCATGGACCCGTCAATTCTATCATCGGCTACAAATGAAGGTAATGGCTTTACTGCGTTATTGGCTCTTTTAATCTCGAATCCAAATAGATCCATAGTGTCACTTCTTTCTATCTGTATAGATGTGGGCGGAGTTTCCCCCGCCCACCTTTCATTATTTAGATAACAGTACCATCGACTGTGGTGCCGCGAGTAACATCAAACCAATCATACTGCCATGTGACATTGAAAGTTTCAATGGTGTCAGTCTGATCCCAGTCTAGGTCGATACTTGAGATTTCTGAAGGCCAGCAACCGTTAAAGCGATATTCTCGCAGAATTTCACCCTTCTTACCAAACTGAATGACCTGAGCGGTAGACTTATATTCTGCTGGAGCAGAACTAGGAAGGTTCCGAGCGTTAGTAAGATTGGTATTCATTGCGGAAGACCAAGCCTCAAGTGAATTTCGGATGGCAAAGTCTTCATCATTGATAACAGTAGTGGACCACGGTTCAAATGTGCGGTCACCGACCACCTTCATTTTACGCCCAAAGTAAGGAACCTCAACCGTGCCAAGATTAAAGGCAGGAAGAGAGGTAGTCCGAACAAGAAACGGAATCTGAATATCCGCAACCGGGTTTACCGGGTTAGTGATAGTAACCTGAAAGAGTGTTGGGCGAGCTCCACCAAACTTAAGATTACTTCTCATGTCGTTAATGTTAAAAGCCATTTATTTCTCCTATGTTTCTTTTATTTATTAGCCGACAATGGCGGAGAACTCAATGCCACTTCTGACAGCAACGAAGTTCAGTTGAATGTAATTGATTGACTTGGCGGGCTTGACATAAATGTCACCTACGAATCGGTTACCGTCAATGACCTCGGCGGTGTTGTTTGTTTCATCACAAACCACCTTATAGTCATAGATACCCCGACGGCCCTGAATATCCCGTAGGAAAGGCTCGATTAGGTTGCGGAACTGAGTGCGGGTGAACTCATCGTTGAATTCAAAGATTGTGGATTGAGCCGCATTTGCAACGGCTTTCTCAAGAACAATGAATAGGCGACGAACATTGATACGATCAAAGGCGCTTGGCTTTGAGAGAAGTGTCTTATCACCGAACAGCATGCTGCCATAGCCAGGCTGTGTTACGACTGGGTTAACGCTTGACTTGTATAGAACGTCACGATCGGCCTTTGATGGGTTATAAGATAGCTTGATGCTATTCTTGATCTGCCCGCGATTGATACCGGCAGGTGAGAACCATGGGTCACGATTAGCGTCGGTGCGAACACAGAGACCGGCAATGTCACCGTTTAGCGGAATGTAGCGATACAGATCATTGTACTTGTCATAAATGTACTTGTAGCCGCTATCCATGACTCCATATGAAGATGATCTCATGTTGTTTCTCATGGCAACAATGTCTGCTGCGGCGGTGATGGGGTTATTAACAACCGCTTCCCGTCTTGGTGAGACAAACACAATACAATCCTTGCGAACCTCGGCAACATTGTCGATGAGATAGTTACCTAGCTGCTCTCCAGTTGAACCGCCTCTTGACTTACCGGTCATGAGAAGTGAGATATCGATGCCGGCGGTGGTAGCAAAGAGGTCATAAGCAGTCGCTAGGCCACCAAACAGAATAGCATCTTCTGTGGCAGTATCAACTCCGCCGACAAAAGATAGGGTCAGAGGAACCGTATTTGTAGATGCAGTAAGGGATGCGGCGGCCGCGGAGGTGGCTAGCGCACGATCTGATGCAAACCAAATAAACTGTGACCGGCTATTGATAACATTCTTGTAATAGTTTGTGCCACCATCTGATAGCTTGGCATCAGTTGCGCGTGATAGACCTGCGTAGACTTCTAGCACGGTGCCGGGATTGCCTGTAAATAGGCCGTCCTCGTCAGCAACAACTACGTGAAGTTCGTCATTGACATTGGTGCCGTATGAATTCTGGAATTCGGACTTCCCTGGGGCTTGGTTGACTTGGTTAAAGTATTCCCAGAAACGAGGGACGGTCACGGTATCAACCGCACCGGCAAGTTTTAGAGGCTGATCAAGTGATACGGAAAATGCAGCATAACCAGCGGGCAGATTTGATCCGTTGGCATATACAGTGGTGCTGGTTTCACCTAGGCCCGTGATCTTAATTGTTTGTGTGCCGATGGTGCTATTACCAACTGTGATTACATCACCGACAGTGAATTGGGCCTTAACAGTAATTGCATATGGCGCAGAGTTATCATTAACAAGTGCGCCTGTGTTTGCAAGAACAACCTGAGCAGTGTTGCTGCCTACGGCTAGTGTTAGCTTAGTTGCAGCATTGCCAAATAGTGTGTTGCTTCCGACGGTGCCTAGATTAACATTTGAACTATATTGAGCGGCTGAGTCACAAACGGAAACTTTAAGCGTATTGCCAAGAGCGCCAGGGTAACGAGCAACATAGTCCACGGCGGCATCGAATGTGGCTTGTTTTGCTTCATGATCGTCTGAATTGAGAACGGTATGAGCAGAATTTGAAGTGGAAAGGCCGGTCCCGGCTACAGCTGATAGAAGCGAAACGTCCTTAGCGCGGCTGACATAGAGCGCATTGCTATATGAAAGAAAGCTGGCAGCGGTGAACCAGGTTTCTGAGTTTAGGTTCGAAGGCTTGCCATATAGAATAGCCAGTGAGTTTTCTGAGTCAACTAGTTGTAGTTTGTCAACCGGGCCCCAACGAAATACGCCGCCGATGGCACCAACAGTAGATGAAACTGCTGGAACTACGCTAGTGATATCAATTTCGCTGATGTTGATGCCTGGGCTGACCTGGAATCCACCTCCACCTGAGCCAAAATTAGAAACCGCCATGTTATTCTCCCTTTAGAAGTGTGTGATTCATTGCTTATATTTATACTTTACCCATTTACAGGAATTCTAGCCGCACAGTCTTGACTCAAATGTATCGCCAGGCTTAAGTTCCACTATATCTTCGTGTTCCTCTTGCCCGGTTTCAATAAAGCCGAACGGAATCAGTTCTCTATCCCATTCATCTTCCGTTTTTTCTCTTAGTCGCATGAGAGTATTAATGTCCGTCATGTCTTTAAAGTACTGCTGGTCGGATAGCCAGGCAAATAGTACTAGTCCCATGACCAAATCATCGTGACAACCAGACTCGGCCTCGAATGAGTTGGCTTTCTTTGAGAACGTAGATATTTCTTTAATAGTTTGATGATCGCGAAGAATAAGTTGGTTCTGTTCGATGAGTAGTTTGAGAATAGAACATCCGACCGCCTTAACAGATTTTGTGGTTCGGACGCCAATGTCAGACCCAGAACTAAAGCCAGATGAGATTTTCTTACCAGCCCTACCAGCACCCTCAGTAAATAGGATATTTTCATACTCATATTCTTGATAGATTGTGTCGGCAACTTGTTGCCCGATATCATTGGATTCCACCAGAATGGCGGCATTGTTGTACGTCTTTGCAATTCGATGGATCACTTCGGCATAGTCAATCGGTGAAATTAGATTATTTCGGTAAACCATTACTTGCCGGTAAGGCATGGCAGTGGTATCGATCAACTGAAATGCAGAATAGTCAAGACCCTTACCTCGTGACACATCACACACCATTACATATTTGTTATCCGGGATTGGAGCTTCGTACTGAGAAACACCTTCCCCAGCAAGTCGAGGGAGTTTGAAAGTCAGTTCTTTTAGCTTCCAGCCAGCAATGAGAGTGCCAGAACTGCCTAGGAATTCACAGCAGTGTTCTTGGTTGAACTTTTCCGTATCGTTACCCATCGCTGCTAGAGTATCTTTTTTCCAGGTCTCATCTCTCCCCGGCACTTCGCTCCACATAACCTTAATCGGATTAAAGTTATTGGTCCCATCATTGGCACCAGCCCAAAGTTTATGGAAGTGATTTAGCCCGTTTGGAGTAGACACAAGCACAATTTTTGTGGACTTACCGGACGAGATAGTAGGTAGTACTGATGTGAAGAATTCTTCCCAGTTAGCAATAAACGCGGCTTCGTCGATGAACAGTAGGTTAATGGCATAACCACGGATGTTGTTGCCACTGGTGGCAGTAGCAATAACTCTGGAGTTGTTTTCTAATTCAAACGAACCCTTATTCCATTCGCGCACACCTTGCTGAAGCCACTTGGGTAGATGCTCATAAGCAAGCTGAATCTTACTTAGAATTTCTCGGGCGGTATCGCCTTTGTTTGCAAGTAGAGCAACCGTTTTTTCAGAGTGGAATAGAATGTACCAAAGAATAAACCCGCAAGTAGTGGTGCTGTTATGGGATAAAATTCCATTGGTATAATAGCGATGCTGTTCATGATTAATACCAAGATCATACATATTAACAGAACGGGCTGTCTTTGTGACTGATATAATCTTTTCTAACCCAGTGTCAGTAATGATTTCATCACCTAACATTAAGTCTTTTATGAATTTTTGCACATCATTTTTCAAAAACACTATATGCATATCAGCTGCGTTTAGTGTTTTTGTTTCTGTTACTAGTTCCCAGACATTATATTCAATAGTTTTGTGGGATTCCGAAATGGGAACCACACCGTCACTTGATGTAGTATAAAAACCGGTTAGGCTGAAGGACTCAATGAATTTTTTGTCGCTTTCCTTAGCGCCCAGACTGCTTTCATTATAACTAGATGTTCTGGTAAGTTGCTCCCACCAAGAGACTTTGGTAGTATGTGATGCTTCTCTCCAAAGTCGATCAAATACGTTTGCCTCTTCCTCATCAATAGAAGATAAGTAAATGTATACTTGTTTTCTAAAAACATTATAGTCGTCTTCCTGCAACCACCGTAACCTGTAGTTATTTACAAAAAGACTAATTTCATGAATCGTGCTAATAGAAAGCTTTGCCCAACCAGAGTCTAAAAACTTAATTTCTACCTTTGTGCCCCCATCAACACATTTTCCGGTCTGGCGAGCCGTGGTGATAATAGTATAGCGATTATCCGCCATACTGGTAATCATTTCCTTTTGGTAATCATACATCTCGAATGGGATTAGACCTTCGTCGACGTTAATGATCTTCATGTAAGTTTCACAGAAGTATACTGGGTCCTGTGAACACTTTAGATACTCTTGTACTAGGGCGGGAGTCCAGTCAATCTGAACTCCGCCTTTCTTTAGATTGTGATTGCCATTGTAGCCCTTAAACTCACTGCTCATCTTTACTTGCTTGCATCTGAGCAATCATCATTTGCAACTCAGCAGTGCTACCGACAAACAGATTATTTGTCACAGGAGCAGCGGCCGCTTCTGTAGCACCGAGCACTTTACGTCGCTTTATATCCAAGTCCACTAAGTTCATACTTACATCTGCCATAGTCTTAAGTATGCCATTGAGCACTTCGTATGACTTTGGGTGCTGAGACTGGCTAGCAATGCCGATCATTTCATCTACTGCGGACTTGGTTTCCTCGAGCACATCATAGAGTGTTGACCTGGCATGATCAAAGTCTACCGTATCTACATTCTCAGTTTGAACTAGTGTAGGACTTTGTTTTTCTGGTTTGTATGGAGTAAGTCCTAGTGCGTTATCTAGTGTTGACATTAGTTATCTTCCGTGATAGTATTAACGAACCCATAATCATCACCTGCATCGATAGAGGCAATGTCGATTGTGCCAGTGTTGGCTAGAGTTCCATAATAGTTAATTGGGTTTCCTTGGTTATCAAGCCCGGGTGTAACATCAACTGAAGCACTAGCACTGTTAGCGGTAAGTCCGTTGAATATATCGCCAGTTGCCGTTTTGATTATTGCAGCGCCAGGCTTTTTGACCGGGCCGTAAATATATGCCTTCATAGTAAACTCAAGTGTATAAGTTAATGCTCTCCTCTGGGTGTATTCACCGGCATAACTATCTTCGACTGAAGTAGAGTTGAGGATGATAGGAATATCATGAACGATGTTCATTTCAGGAATAACCCTTACGGACGCCGTCCATTCCGGAGTAAAATATGGTAAGATTTGCTCAATGATTCTAGTTCCATCCTCAACATTCTTCACCATTATATTCAACGAAAAGTTAATGTTGTATGGGACCGGGCCGTATTGAAACTGAACTTTATTGGGAGAAGTGCCTACCGCTACCATCTTATTGATAGTATTAAGTTTACGGTCTGCCGCATATTCTAGAGTATTCATTTCAAACGACATGATAGGCAGACTTATTCCCACCGCCTTATCCATGCCAGGATCGTTGTCTACTCTTGATAGGAACTTATCTTTAGGGCCATAGGTAAGCGGCACTTTAAGTGTTTGCAGGTGAGTTCCATCTGCGGCTTCGCGGTTGATGTAGATATTATTGAATAGAGTTCCAAACAGAATGACGTATTTCCTGATCAGCCCATGGTGCCAAGTTTGACCAAACATTTAGAATGCTCCCTCTGAAAACGGATCAATATCACTGAAGTCAATAAAGCCATTAGCATTAGATTGGAAGTATTCAGAATCGTCGCCGGCATCCTGCAACTGTGTATCTAAGTTGAACTCACTTCGTATAATGCTGTAACCAGCAGAGGTGACAATGTTCTTTCCTTCGTGAGTTAGAATACCGAATGCGCCCATGTTTGTAGTAAGCTTGGCTTCGAGAGCGTCAATTTCATCGATGCCTGTATTTAGTTGCTCTCCTGAATACTCGAAGAGTTCACAGGTTAGATCATACACTTGCATCCCGCCTAACTGATAGAAAATAGAGCGATCATTAACATACTTGACCGCATATAGTTGTGGGCGATTTGGATTTAGTGTAAAGTAAATAAGATCGCCTTCTCTGGGCTTCTCTTGGTTTGAAATGTGCCGTATCTCATTATCAAAGGCCCTAAGTGATACAGTAAGAACAATCTGATCCCGCATTTCAAGCCCGAATTTAGACAGGAAGACTCCATCACCTTCAAAACCATCGACACTCTTAATGTACATTTCAATATCGGTGGATGAGTTATATTCGGATACTGTATCAGCACCATACAGTTCATCCTTGGCAACAATAGTGCGAGGGCAATACTGAACATCAATGCCGTATACTTTAATAGATTCCACTACAAGGTCCTCAATGAGTGTCTGTTCCATTGAGGACTTGAAATTATTAAAGTATGGATTTACCGGCATGTACTATATCCTATCTTCACGAAGTATATGCTACGCGATCATATCCAGAACTGGCAGCGAATAGGACGAAATCATTTCTTCTTCCATCTTTGCAATTTCTGCATTTGCATCGTCCAGGATTCTATCACCATTAAATGTGACTCCGCCGGGAAGTTGCATACCACTGTATTTAGATATATTGGCGCCCCAGTTTGCTTTGATCTTTGCTGTAGCATAGTTCTGTAGCCAGCGGTCGTTCCAAACGTCGGTATAGACAGCAGGATCGAGTATTTCGTATGCTTCAACCAGCAAGAACTCTCCTACGTTAACCCGTGACCAGTTGAAGTCAATGTGTAGTTTATTTGAGTGCCGCGTGTATCGGATAGGAGCCTTGCCGACCAGCATTTCAGAGATTAGAGCCAGCTTTTCCATGGCCATATAGTATGGAACCATTGAAACAGAAGTAAGCGTGTGGATATCGTTCAAGGCAATCTGATATCGTAGATTAAAAATGTCCGCGTTGGCGATGGATGGATCATCGACGTTAAAAATTGATACTGCGCCGATGATGTTTTCGGGCAGAGTAATGTACTGGTTATCTATATCCTGCTGTGTCACTTGATGCTTGTAGTAGATTTTCTCGGTGCCGTCAAAGTGATAGTCCCAGTAGTATCGTAGCGCTTCGTCAATCCGATCGTCAATCTGATCGTCGTCTACGTTAATTTCAATTACGGGCTTACCTAACTTACGGAGGCAATATTCTTTGAATTCAGCTTTATTTGTTGGTGTTGCCATGGTATTTCTCGCTATAAATAGGTGCGGGATAATGCAACTATATGGTTGACTTTATTACTCCGTGTATTTATAATAAGAAAATAGTCTGGACATAGGTGAACATGTACACAATTGCAATTATTGATGCGGTGGGGTTAAGTTATGACGGTGAAACCCTAAGCAAGCGAGGCCTAGGTGGCTCCGAGTCGGCGGTCATTTACATGTCGGCAGAACTGGTAAAACTTGGTTATGATGTAACTGTTTACAATAATTGTGAGAGTCCATACTCTAGCCCTGGTGTCTATAACGGAGTATCGTTCAAGCCTCTACGCGAGGTGGAAAATCCAGAGTACTATGAATACGATATCGTCATTGGCTTCAGGTCCGTAGCGGCATTTGTCCCGCATGAAGAAAGGGATTCGCTCAACGCTTTCGCCCATCTTCCAGACTTTAGTCCTATAGTTGATGCCGCATTGCACAAAATCCTATGGATGCAAGATACGTTCTGTCATGGCGATCATTTGATTGAGCAATACCTGAACGACGGCGTGATCGATGAAGTGTTTACTCTCTCAGATTGGCATAGTTCCTACGTTTCACATGCTGACCATGGCAAAAAGAGAATGTCCGAAAACTTCCATCAGAAGATTTTCCAGACCCGCAACGGCATCAAGAAGCACATTGACTGGGTAGATATCAAAGATAAAGACCCGAACCTTTTCGTATACAATGCGTCAGTGTCAAAAGGAATGGCCCCGCTGGTCGAAAAAGTTTGGCCTATTGTCCACAAAGCAATTCCTCAAGCCAGACTAAAGATTATCGGCGGGTATTATAGGTTCAATGATTGCGACATGCCTGATATGTTTGAACAGAACTATCTGAGACTTAAAGCACTGTGCGGTGATTCCATCGAGTTCACCGGCATTATCAAGCAATCGGAAATCGCTAATATTTTAGCCAAAGCCGCCTATACCATCTTTCCGTGCGCTGATCCAGAGACCTTTGGTATCTCCACCCTAGAATCCATCTACTATAATACCCCAGTATTCACCTGCGAGTTTGCAGCGCTAGAGGAAACAGCAATTGATTCCGCATCATACAAGATTAGATATCCAGTGACTCCAAACTGGATGGTGCCGTGGATTGATCAAGATGCTCAGGCTCAACTGTTTGCCGATATGGTAATCAGAGCATACAACACTCCCTATCTGCACCAGCAAAAGCAATATGCCTGCAACGCAGTAGCTGATATTTGTGAGTGGGACACAGTTGCCTTACAATGGCACCAACACTTCTGCTTTACATTTGGAAAGCCCATGAGTAAAGCTTTGCTAAATAAAGTCAATCGTATAAATCAGCGAGCCCATAAAGTATTTGGGCGCCGAACATTGAATAAGTGTGAACTAGGAACCATAGCATGAACAAGACAATTGCATTCATTGATACCCTGGGGCAATGCTACGATGGTGATACCCTAAACAAAAGAGGTCTCGGTGGTTCTGAGGCCTCAGTAATACTATTATCTGCCGAACTTGCAAAGATTGGCTTTGATGTAACGGTGTTTAACACGTGCGAAGGCCCCGACACAAAGCCTGGCTTCTATAACGGTGTTCTGTATAGGCCTCTCATTGATGTGCAAGGGCATCCAGGCTTTGATATCGTAATTGCCAGTCGTTCTCTGGTGGCATACGCACCACCCGAGATGAGAGAGAACTTCAAAACCTATACCTATCTTCCAGACTTCAGCGGGATGATCGGGCAATCGGGCTTTAAAGCTTTATGGATGCACGATACCTTCCTGGACGGCGATGGTCTGCTCGAGCAATATCTGAACGAAAATCGGCTAGACGAGGTATTCACCCTGACAGACTGGCACAGTTCATATGTTGCTAATGCCAATCATGGGCACTACAGAATGTCAGAGAACTTTAAGAAGAAACAATTCCACACAAGAAATGGAATGGCTAGACACAAGATCTCTCCTCACGCCAAAAAAGATCCCAACCTCTTTGTGTTCAATTCTGCGGTATCAAAAGGTATGACTCCTCTGGTAGAAAAGATTTGGCCTAAAGTAGTAGCGGCCATTCCGACCGCACGACTGAAAGTTCTAGGTGGCTACTACAAATTTGCCGAGTCGCACGGTCCCGATGCACAAGAAGTAGAATACAATCGGCTATCAAAGCTTACCTGCAATGATACTATCACGTTCACTGGAATACTGACCCCGAAGCAAGTAGCACAAGAGGTGGCAAGTTCCACCTATATGATCTATCCGTGTGATCAGCCTGAGACGTTTGGTATTTCCGTGCTTGAGTCACTCTACTACAATACTCCGGTCATCACTTGTGATTATGCCGGACTATCAGAGACCGCTATTGACGCGGCCTCATGGAAACTTAAGTACCCAGTTGAACCAAATTGGATAGTACCTGAGCTTGATGCCGATCGGCAAGCTCAAGAGTTTGCTAATCTAGTCATTGATGCATACCACTACTCAAGGCTTGATGAAAAGCAAAAAGCCTGCGGGGACGTAGCCACTATTTGTGGTTGGGATTCCGTTGCCCTACAATGGAAACAACATCTGTATCACAAGATGGGAAACTATCTTCGAGTTGACGAATACCGAAAGGTGACTGCTATTAATAAGAAGGTACGATCGGTGTTCAATCGCCGATATCTAAACCCCGAGGAGCTACTACAACCAAAGACAAAAGAAAAGCGCATACACGTTATCGTTCCTGTCTATAACGCAGAGAACTATATTGAGGATTGCATTAAGTCTATTGCGGCCCAAGATTATGATAACTATGACGTAACAATTATTAATGATGCATCAACTGATTCCACTTGGGATCGTATAAACAACGCACTAAACACGCTTGACTTGGAAACAGAGAGCAAATTTCACCTAATAAATAATACCGTCAACCGCGGCGCTGTATGTAATCAGATAACAAGCCTTCGCAATATTGAGCCAGATGGCGATGATATTTGTATACTCATTGACGGAGACGATACTCTAGTTAATGATCCAACTATCTTCCATATGTACAACAACCTGTACGACGAAGGTGCTGAGTTTACATACGGCTCTTGTTGGTCTATGGCTGACAACATTCCTCTAGTTGCACAGCCATATCCTCCAGAGATTAAAAGAAACAAATCGTACCGCAGCTATGAGTTCAACTGGCATATGCCTTACACTCATATGAGGACATTTAAAGGCAAGTTGTTTAACTTGGTGCCAGATGATACGGCGTTCCAAGATAAGGATGACAAATGGCTTAAAGCAGGTGGAGACACCGCCGTCTTTTACACTCTATTGGAACTAGCTGACCCAGACAAAGTCGTATGTGTGCCTGATATCGTGTATAACTACAACGATAAGAATCCGATAAATGACTATAAGATTAATAGTGACGAACAAACAAGAACCGTGAATGCTGTAACCAAGGGCAAGATTATGAAAAATAAGAAGATACTAATTGCAATTCCCACCGCCAAAAATATTGAGGTCGCAACATTCAAATCAATCTATGATCTTATCGTGCCGGAAGGCTATGAAGTTGACTTTCAATATTTCTATGGCTACAACGTAGACCAAGTTCGGAATCTCATTGCAGACTGGACCGTTCGATCATACGATTATCTTTTTTCTGTGGATCATGATATTGCATTTGCGCCGGATACGCTGGTAAAACTACTGGCGCATGATAAACCTATTGTAACCGGAGTTTATAGACAGCGCAAAGAGGAACAAATTCTTGAAGTGTATGATCATCTTCACCATAACATTCCCTGGGCGGCTCTTAAACAATGGTCTTTTGTAGAGATTTGCGGTTGTGGGCTGGGCTGTGTTCTGATCAAGTCTGAAGTATTCAAAGCCGTAGGCTATCCACAGTTTGTCTATCACTCGGCACTAGATCATACCAATACAGTCAGTGAGGACCTAGACTTCTGTATGAAAGCTCGCAAGCTAGGTTATGGTATTTGGTGCGATGTTACGATTGTTTGTGACCATCACGGGGATCGGGTGTTCCGTATTGAAGATAATGCTTCGGCTCCAGAGTCTCCAGAGAGACAAAGACTCAAAGCTCTACATGATACTCCTATGTTGCCACTTGACCACATAGAGTTCCTGAGAAAACTTAGCGGCATGATCAAACCTGCCGTTATCTATGACATTGGCTCTTGTGTTCTTCATTGGACTAACGAAGCTAAAAAGGTATGGCCTGAATCCAAGTTTGTGCTATTTGAGGCAATGTCAGAGGTTAGATTTCTTTACAACGACTACGATCATCACCTAGGCCTGCTTACCGAGAATGATTTCACGGAACTAGACTTCAACGAAAACACGCATGATCCGGCTGGAAATAGTTATTACACAGAGAACCCAGAACTCAGTCCTCTTGCTCCAACTCTATTCCCAGAAGAGAATAAGAAGAAGCGGATCGGAATGTCACTTGATAGCGTGTGCAAGATGAATCAGTTTCCAACACCCGACTTGATCAAGATGGATATTCAGGGAGCGGAACTCGATGTGCTTAAAGGCGCAACTGAAACCCTGAAAGGGTGTAACCACCTACTTCTTGAACTACAGAAAACCGACTACAATGTCGGTGCGCCTAAAGCTGAAGAAGTGATTGAATATCTGGATAGCATTGGCTTTGAGTGTGCAGGTCAATTCACCGAGGTAGATAAGCCAGACGGAGATTATTACTTTATCCGGCGCTAAAACTAAGCTTTAGTAACCTGTGCGGTTATATGTACTTGCCCTTCGGCTACGCGATACACAGTATTTCCTGATGTGACTTCACAGTCAAATACGTGGATACCAGGGCTAATAGCTCCAGTTTGTACTGGAGTCATGCTTAAAGTAACTATGCCTGTGTTTCCGCCTAGAGCAACAGTAAAAGTATAAGCGGTCAAAGACGAATAGTGTTTTCTTACTTGTGCTGCGCCAGTGTACCCAGTCAAATTGAATGGTAAGCCATCATCTCCTAGCACAGGAACGGTAGCACTAAAATTAGCGCCCTGTTCCATCCGCAACTTAGTTTTAATTGACACCATGGTTGGTCACCTTAGTTTCAAGTTCGCGGAGGTCTGCCCTAAGTTCCTTGATCGCCTCGATAAGCAACGGGATGAGTTTTTCGTAGTGAACGGTTACATAATTCTCACCGGATAAGCTATACTCAGTGCCATCCTCATTCTGACCAATGTCAAATGGCGCCGGTACTACGATTTGAGGCAGCACCGCTTGAATTTCCTGCGCGATAACACCCACCTGACTAGACTTATCCAGATAACCAAAGGTTTCGGCTAGATCGTTAGAAGTAAATGTCACTCCATTGATAGAGTCAACTTTATCCAGCGCATCTGGAATGCATACAATATTTTCCTTGAGCCTTCTATCGGAATAGTATGCCGTGATATTATTGGTGGCACGAATCTCACCTGCAGTACCAGAGCCCGGAGTACCAACTCCAAGAGAGTTCATCTCAACATTAGCCGCGGTGCCATATCCAGAGCCAGTAAAGCCGGTGGCGCCTTGAGTACCAGTGGTGCCAGTATCTCCTTTAGAACCAGTAAATCCAGTGGCGCCTTGAGTACCAGTGGTGCCAGTATCTCCTTTAGAACCAGTAAATCCAGTTGATCCAGTTGATCCAGTGAGGCCTATTCCGCCGGCCACGCCAGAGTCTCCTAGATCTCCTTTGAATCCCCTTGATCCAGTAAAGCCGGTTGAACCTGTGAGGCCGATGCTGCCTTGGTTACCCTGCCCGCCTGTGGCTCCTGTGGCGCCCTGAATGCCCTGCGATCCAGTAAAGCCGGTGTTGCCCTGGATTCCTTGGTTACCCTGGATTCCTTGATTGCCCTGAATGCCCTGCGATCCAGTAAAGCCGGTTGAACCTGTGAAGCCGGTGTTGCCCTGGATTCCTTGGTTACCCTGGATTCCTTGATTGCCCTGAATGCCCTGCGATCCAGTAAAGCCGGTTGAACCTGTGAGGCCGATGCTGCCTTGGTTACCCTGGATTCCTTGATTGCCCTGGATTCCTTGAGAGCCCTGCGATCCAGTAAAGCCGGTTGATCCAGTAAAGCCGATGGGGCCCTGCCCGCCTGTGGCTCCTGTGGCGCCCTGAATGCCCTGCGATCCAGTAAAGCCGGTTGAACCTGTGAAGCCGGTTGATCCAGTAAAGCCGATGGGCCCTTGCCCGCCTGTGGCTCCTGTGGCGCCCTGAATGCCCTGCGATCCAGTAAAGCCGGTTGATCCAGTAAAGCCGATGACCCCCTGGTTACCCTGGTTTCCTTGAGACCCGGTGTATCCTAGAGGCCCTACTTTCCAAGTTTGATCCCCCGCTAAAAATGTAATAGAGTTTGCAGTACCAGAGGTAGCAAGTCTAGCAGTAGGCACCGTGCCCGTGGCTAGGTTAGTGGCGTTTGAATAGAATGAAGCGGGTTGCCCATTGAGATTGGTAGTGTTGGATGACGTACCGGTTAAGTTCCCAGTGAACCCAGATGCGGTCATAGTAGTAGAACCAGCCGTAAACCCTCCTGCAGTCATCTGAGAAGAAAGTGTACTGTTGGCTACCTGGACAACCGTGCTGTTTGCAGAACTATTAGCGCTACCGGCCCCAGCGGTCAGGCGGCCGAATGTAACAGCAGCCGTAGTATCTACGTTCTGCCCAATTGAAATGGAGTGAGCAGCATTTGCGCCAGAAGCTCCAGATAAACTGACGCCAGTACCAGCGGTCACGGTGCCTACATAATTGCCAGAAGTATGAGTTCCAAGCACAACAGAAGCTAAAGTCGAGTGCACATTACCGAAGGTGGAACCGTCATTGGTAATCTGCCATCTATCAGATGTTTCATTCCAGATAAATGAAACGTTAGCAGATGAGCCACGGTTAACTTCCAGCCCGCAATTCTCCGTAGGAGCTCCGACAACATCTGAATTAAGAGACATAATATTGTCGGCAATATTAAGAACAGCCGTGTTGACGTAGGTGGTAGTGCCGGTTACGGTAAAGTTACCACCGATCGTTACGTTATTGCTAAATGTGGCTGCGCCAGTCACCGCCAGTGTATTAGACAGGGTAGAGCCACCGGTCACGGCAAGCGTATTAGCAAAAGTTACGGCCCCGTTAGCCTCTAGCCCGTGTACCGCCCTGAAATTATTATTGATAGCCATTGGTTATCCTTATAGTATCTGCTGGCGGATGACTCTGACGGTATGAGCCACGGCGGTAAGAGGAGTGAATGTTAGTTCAACATTTGCGCCATTGATATTTATATCAAACACCCCAAGCCTGGTATTAAAAATCTCTGCGTATTGAGTAGCAAGAACATTGGTGCCTTCGTGAACGGTAAGAAGTTCAACTGCATGTCTAGAAGTACCCGCAAGTCTTGCGGTAACAGTATACCTTGCGCCAGTAGCAGAGGCAAGTGGGAACGAATCAACTACGGTTGGGGAAGTAGTGGACACTGTAGCTTGATTGGAATAAAGTCCGCCGTTGGTAAGAATGACCGCAGGAGTAGTTACGGCGCCGGTTGCTGTAACTGTATTAGAGAATGTAGCAGCACCAGTGGCAGCAATTGTATTAGAGAATGTAGCATTACCCGTTACAGCAACTGTATTAGAGAACTGTGCGTTCCCCGTAACAACAATTGTGTTAGAGAATGTTGCGGCGCCTGTGATTGTTCCAGTGCCAGATGCATTAATATTAGTTACAAAGCCTTCAAACCGTCTGCTTGTATTTCCTAGTGCTACGGTATTTGCTAACGGAAAGATTCCACTATGGCTAATTAGGGTATTAAAATGCCCGTTATAGGTGTTGGTGGAAGTGCCAATTGTTAACGTGCCATTGGTAGTCGGAATAAGATCGGCTGCATAGTTTAGAACACCCTGGTAAATTGTGTTACCAACGACGGTAAAGTTACCCTGCACCAATAGCAGGTCTCCGTCAATTGTAGTGTTGGCAGCAACGGTAAGAGGGTGTTCAAATCTAGAACTACTCCCAGCCCCTCCTACTGCTAACAGTCCATTTTCTACCTTGAATCTTGTATCGGCCATATGATCTTTACTTTATAAGGTGACTGATGATTTTAACGGAGGTGCCAGATAGAACTTGAGTGAGTAAAATCTCTACGTTAGCATTATTTATCTGTGAAGAGTAAGTTCCTAGAGCGGTTTCACCGCCGCCAGGAGACGAGATTGTTGCGTATGTAGTAGACCAAGCTGTTGTACCATCGTGCACCACTGCCATTTCTGTGATCTGATTTGTTCCCGCGTTGTCGGCCATGGCAATGATCTTGGCGCCTTTCCATGTGGCCTTAGGGAAACTGAATACAATTCTAGGCGCCGAATTTGATCCGACATTAGTATTTGCAGTAACAATCATGCTGTAGTCGGTATTGATGGTAACTGAAGCATTTGCATTGACATTGCCAGTAACAGTTACGGTATTGCTGAATGTAGCGGCACCCGTGGCCGCAACCGTGTTACTGAATGTGGCAGCGCCAGTAACCGCCACGGTATTGGAGAAAGTAGCAGCGCCAACGTGGCTAGATGTATTACTGAGTGTAACTGCGCCTGTAACCGCAACAGTATTGCTAAATGTAGCTGCTCCAATGGCCCCAAGCGTGCCAGTAGTAGATAATGACGACGAGGTGATGACTGAGTTGACAGTGGAGTTTCCTACGCGAAGCGCAGCGGCATCAAGAGACACGTTAGCGCCGATGACAAGCGAGGTAGTATTGGCAACCACATTGGCGCCGACCGCCATTGAAGTAGCATTGCCGGTAAACAGACCTACAGTAATAGAAGTAGGTGTGATGGTTGCATTACCAGAACTATTAATAATTCTAATCTGAGTAGGAGTGATAGAAGTATTAACTGTGGCTGAACTCTGTGTCATGAACGAGGATGAGTTCACAGTAGCATTAGCCGTAGAATTACCAAATAGCCCAGAACCTACAGTGATAAACGTATTGACAGTAGAGTTTGATACGTTTGTAGTAGAAGATGTAATTACGGTATTTACGGTAGAGTTGCCTACCTTGAGTGAAGTAGTATTAGCATGAACATTGGCACCGACATTCACAATTGTCGCCGCGTTAGCTACGTTAGCAGTTAGATTATTGGCGGCGGTAAGCGCAGTTAGAGTTACTGTGCCATTAATTGTTGCTGCACCCTGCACGGTGATAGCGCCGTCGGTGTAAACTGACGATTGAGAAATAACAGTATTCACAGTTGAGTTGCCCACTCGAACCGCGGCTGTATCCAGTGATACGTTGCTACCTACTGTGACTGTTGTATGCCTTAGTACTGTATTCCCTACCACCACGGCAGAGCTATTAGACACATTATTTGCTCCAACCGCGATTGCAGTAGAGTTAATAGTAGCAAGCCCGGCGGTAATCACAGATGGTGATAGGGTGATCGAGCCAGTTGCGTCTTGTAGTGTAGTAAGAGCCCCAGTTACAACAGTATTTACAGTTGAGTTACCAACCTTAAGTGAGGTTGTATTAGCATGAACATTGGCGCCTACGTTCACAATAGTTGATGCGTTTGCAACGGCAGCATTCACATTTACAAGTGTAGTTAGTCCTGTGACACCTAGTGTATTGGCAACTGTAGTGGCACCGTTAAGATTATTTACTCCACTTAGAGTAGTAGTGCCTGCGACCGTTAAGTTGCCATCAGTGTGAACTTGTGCCTGTGAAATAATAGTATTTGTTGTAGAATTACCTACCGCCAGTCTAGATGTTTCTAAAACCACATTGGCGCCCACTGATACGGTAACGTGACCGACCGTAGTGTTACCCACAACCAAGGCTGAACTATTTGCTACCACATTCGCGCCAACACTCAGCGCCGTAGTATTTACAGTAGTAATACCAGTAGCAACAGAGCCGGGAGTGGTTACCAGTGAGGTGGTCGAATTGGCTACAGTAACAGTAGCACTAGTCACCACAGTATTTACAGTGGCATTACCAACTTTAAGTGAAGTAGTATTGGCATGGACATTTGCACCAACATTGACAATGACAGACGCGTTTGCGGTGATGGCATTAACTGCCCCAAGCGTAGTTAGTCCGGTGACCCCCATCGTATTTGAAAATGTGGCCGCACCCGTTACCGCAATAGTATTTGAAAATGTGGCTGCACCCGTTACCGCAACTGTATTACTGAACGTAGCGTTGCCCGTTACCGCAACTGTATTACTGAATGTGGCAGTATTTGTTACCGCAATAGTATTTGAAAATGTGGCAGCGCCCGTTACCGCAACTGTATTACTGAATGTGGCAGTATTTGTTACCGCAATAGTATTTGAAAATGTGGCTGCACCCGTTACCGCAACTGTATTA